ATCAATAGTAGCTAATTGTTCGTCTGTGTAAGGAAACCTTTCACTACCGAAGTCAATTACAAGTGGTTGTAGAGCTAGACTAAAATTTTCAGCTTCTTTTACTAGTTTTTTTGTAAGTTCTACTCCGTTGTTAAATCTATCTAAATCTGTATGCATCATGATGTTTACATGCGTTCTACAAACCTTAGTCATAATTTTAACAACTTCTAAAAAGTGATCAGCTTCTGCACTTTCAGGATGAAAACTTAAACATACATGATCGAAATTATTTTTATTCTTTTCCCACCAACGAATAGTACGACTAGCATTACTAATAAATCCTATATCATGTCCTTTAGATTTGATGTATTGAGCACATTTGATAAAGTCTTTCCATAAGGTTACTTCTCCACCAGTAAATTCAAAATAAACTTTTCTTGGAGCGTAATGAGCTTCGCAAGAATCAATAAACTTTTTAATTACTTCAAAGTCTTGCCAACCAAAGCTACCGTTGTTTAAAATAGGAGGACAGTAACTACAAGAGTAATTACACATGTTTCCTAAATTCCAATTCACAACGACCCAGTCCTTAGCCTCTTTGTGATGATGGTCTAGGACATCATAAATCATATCAGTTTGCATATTTTACTTGTTCCCCGTTCCGCTTAATCCTTTATGTCTATTAACACGGTCAGGCTGTTGATAAATTGTTTTAAAAAACTTACTTGCTCCTGATGAAAAAGGTTCACTATCAATAGGAATTTGTAACTCATTTATTAATTTTTTTCCGCAATTAGTAGATTCTTCTGTAACATTGTTAATAGTTGCAAAGTCATGCTCCCACAAGTTATTTAAATATTCAAAATCACGCACATTTACATAATCCCAATCTGTACACATAGTCTTATAAACACCTGCTCTAGTTCCAAGTATTGCCCAGTCTCCGTTTTTTATATCTGCTCCAACCATTGCCCATATATACATCCAGTGCAAGCATCTCCAATGTAAATTTAAAAAATCTTCTTTATCTGGTTTTATTCCTTGATTCAAAGATAACTTTACACCTTCTCTAAATCCTGCTCTCCAAGCCTGCTGTGGTGTACCATTATTATACACATCAGAAAAACAACTGTTCATTTGTACGTATTTTAAATCCCAACAAAAGTCAACCTGTGCATGTTCGTTAGTAGGATCTGCATTTTCGTGTGTACGCATATTAAGAACATATTCTTTTGGCCAACATTTAAGTCCACCATTACCATAAACTAGTCCATTAACTGCATTTTTACCTGCCCAACTGATTACACAATTTTCTAATTCAATGTCATCTTCAAATGATATTTCTTCCTTTAAAAAATTATCTTTAACTTTGTTGTCTCCATCAACAGTGATAAATCTATCTGTTTCACTTAACTCAGCACAGGCTTTGTGTGCCGCATCACTTCCGTGTACACCATGTACACGTTTTGCCCACGGTACTTTCGTTAGTAGATCAGCATAATTTTCTTCAGCATTAGGTTCGTCATAACTTAAATAAATTACATCATAATCTAATACTTTAAACTTGTTAGACATTTAATTATTCCTTTATAAAAGTTCCTTGCGTTAGTTTATCTACTACGTCTTCAAAGCTCTCGCCTAATACTTTAATTCTTAGCATTGCACGTTCTTCGTTAATTGTTGGAACTCCGTGTACTGCCATGCCATTGAATAACGTTGGGTGTTTCATACTATAATAATGATTGTATTCAATGTCAGCATCTGTCCAACCATACTTCTTTTCGTAATTTACATTACGTTGTGCTTCTACACCTTCTCTACTGTAAAATGAGATAGGAGTAAAATTAGACTCTGGTATGATTGGAAACATAATTCCACATTCCATATAATGATCTGTATGCGGATGAAACTTGTATCCTACATTATAATGCAATAAGTCTATGTCTCTCGGACCTGGATATTCTTTCCAATTAATCATGTCAACATATTTTTTTACTACAGGATATTCTAATAAATCTTTACCGTCAGTTTTTTGTACTGCAACTGCATTCATACCAGGGCGACCTTTAAACTCTCTTTTAGTAGGTGTAAGGTATTGCATATAATCACCAAAGTTCATTATATTATGCTTGTGTTCATTATAAAAATCAAATAGTTCTTTTTGATCGTATGTTATTTCATCAATTGTTGCATGGTATTTTCCAAGAATCATATATTTTATTTCTCCTTTACAATATGGTAAAAACTTTCATCAATAACAGGACAATACAAACTTATATTGTCTAGCATGACTAAAGAATCATCATCACACCTAATATCAAACATTTTCTTTTCAGTAAATTTCCGCATGTCTATAAATATTTCTCCTATTAAGATATTAGGGTTATGTTCTTGTGTAATATACACTCGTTTAAGTTGACTTAAATATTTATTGGCATGAAATGTTTTGCGGAGTAGGTCTGATACTTGAGCTTTTGCTTGCCATTTTTTCTTATTTTTATCTTGAAAAATATAGAAAGATGAAGGATCATATTTAAAAATTTTACCTAATCTCTTAATTTCATGTATACTTTTGTCTACATCAAAATTTTCAGGGTCGTCTCTTTTTACAAGTCTTGGTGGTTCAGTGCCAGCTATACTTGTTACAACATAATAGTCAATAAGGTTAACTTTTCCAGACACAAAATTAACGTATTCTTCTTTAGAAATTACAATATACGGCTCACCTTGATGTAACTCATTTGTAACTGATAATAAATTTCCTGAAATATCATCATAATATACATAAAACGTAAACATTATAATGACTCCAATCTATCAACTATTCTATCAGTTAAAAATTCTGGCTCTACATAGTGTAATATATTACGTTGTAAAAAATTACCAATCAGCATAGTTTTATCATTTGTTAAATAACCACCTAATACTGTAGTCCATTTATTTGGTACTTCGTGCCAGCTTTGGCAATGTGGTTTCATATGAGTAAATGTAATAAAAGAATTAGGATCAGTTATTTCAAGAGTGTTATCTAATATTTTACTTACAATACTACAACTTAAATCCATACTACACCATTTTTGATAATAGTTACTTGCAAACTTTCCATAAAATAACTCCCAGTTTATCATAACTATCTCTAAAAGTTTAAAGAATTCGTGTGCAGTATCGCTTTTTTTAAAATAATAAAATGCACTATATAAATTAGGTAATTTATTCTCGTTAAATGTTTTTCTATAGTATATAGAATCTACAACTTCATTACGATAATTCTTTACATTACTTACAAAGAATAAATCTCGTTTCTTAAGTTCTACCCACCAATGTGTAATATCATGTAATACCAACATATCTACATCCATAACAATAGTATGTTCGTACGGTGATGCATGATATACTTTCCATCTATTTTCAATTTTCCAATCTGTCTCTTGTGCTTGATCAGTCCACGGTATTTTTATAATTTTATCAAATACCGATCTATACTTTTTAGGCACTTCGTCATTGGTAATTAAAGATACATTTTGATCTTTATTAAACTTATGTATACTTACTGCAAGAGCATATGCTTGCTTAATATAATCTACAGTAGTATTATTCTGTGCTAGTAAACAAAAACCTTCACTCATTTGCAAACTCTTTATCTTTATCTATTGCTCGCCCTAAACTAAATTTATTCATTACGTGTACGTTTGAATCTTCTACTGTTACTCCTACATAATAACCACCACTGCTAGTATAGTCGCAAATAAAAGACAATTTATCACCATCTACAGAATGTAACATATCTGCATCAGATGCCATATACATATTACCTGGCATTTTTATAGGCCAGGTTGGATTAAGTTGAAATCCTCGTAAAATATGTATTGCTATACTAAACGAAAAATCATTCCTATAAGTACTGTGCGGAATTTGATACACTAATCTATAATAGGGCCAATTATCTTTTATGTGTTGTACTAATTCAAAATACATTTTCATAAAAGGTGTTTTCTTAAAATAGAAACCTGTAGCCCACCACATATCAATTGAACGATCACTTATCCTATCAAACTTTTGTATTTTTCTTAACGTACTAGCAATGTCTGTTGGATTTCTGTATATTAAAAAGTCTTGATTTAATTTAAAACAATTTAATAAGCTATCATTACCAATAATATAGTCTGCATCTAATACTATAGTTTCGTCAAATGGTGTTAGGTTATAACAGTCTGGTCTGCTATGATTTTTCCATGGTAACTTTCTTATAGAATATACTCCATCTAAAAATCTTTTTGTTTGATTTGTGTTAACTTCTGGAATATCTATTATTTGATCTATATATTTTTTAAAGAAAGGAAATTGTTTCGTAAGATAATTTCTATTGTCAGTTACTAATGCAACTGGCAAATCTAAATGACACTTAATTTTCTTTGCACAAAATAATGCTTGCTTAACATAATCAACATCTTTATTGTTAAGTGCAAAGAGTAATACTCCTTGCTTCATATGTTAAGAATGCCTTCTACTGATCTATTTTTCTTAATTTCGTTAAATTTTTGTAAATATTCGTTCATATTTTTTGAATATATACTTAGTATTTCATCTAAAAAATCTTCTAGCTCTTTAACTTCAATCGGCGTATTATTATCGTCTAGTAGAATTGCACTTTTTTGTCCATTTTGAATTAATGTATGACAAAAATTAATAATATCTCTATTAACATTAAATTTACCACCGTTTACATAATGTACACAATTTTCTAAGAATTTTTCGTGAATAAGATTACGCTGATTGTTTAAGGTAATCATAAGATTGGAAAAATCTAATGCTTTTTCTAGTCTATCATCCATAGAGTACTCCTTTAGTAATACTACTATTATATACTAAAAAAAGCAGTTTGTCAATGGTATATTTGGCTTATGCTATGCCTGATCCAACAAAAGCATATGAAGGAGTAATCGAAGAAATTGGTCCGTTACAACGGACTTGCGACATGGTAAGATCAATGTCTAGATTTACAGTTTCATCAGTAAATGGATCACCTGAGTCAGCATCTGTCCAAGAAAATTTAAAAGTAATTTTACCAGCTAAATCTGTTTTGGCTTCAACTTTGATACTGTTTTCTGCATATAATGAATCAGATCCAAATTTTACTGCTATCTGCTGATAACTGGTTGTTAGATCTTCTGATCCAAAACCTGCTCCAACTGTAGCTGTTCCTGTTGTAGTTGTAGAATCATTTGCAAATGCAATAGTACCAAAATTAGTTAGCATTGTCGACCAGTCTGCATCTTTAGTTCCTGAGCCGTTAGATCCTGATGTTGAAAATCTTATTTCGCCGCCTGTATTAAAAAAATGTCTTCTATGATCATCAGCAGTGGCTGCTACAAGTGTACCATTATTAGCTCTACAATTATAACCTCCTGCAAAAGTTACTTCTATCTCAGCAGTTAAAGATTGCCAACTAGAAGTATATGATGCTCCTCCTGTTGCAGGTGTAATTTTAGATTCTAAAACTAAATGACTTGAAAATACTGTATTCGTTGTTGCGTTAGCTTCTAAAGTTGTAATTAACGGTATAAAGTCGTTTACACCTTTATTAGCGTCAGGATTAACAATAGTAAAAACATCACTAGCGTCACGTAATACAGTACTACCTGTGCCTACATTTGATTCGTCTGCACCAATTATATTTCCAGATTCTATTGTACCGACAGCAGTAAGATTATTAGTTTGGTGTTCACTTAAAACATTAAAGTCGGATCTTAGCCCTGCCCATTGAGCGGCTTCAATATCAGTTGTTCCAGCTGAAGCTTCGCCAGGTGTAGTTATTTGATAACCATAACCTAGTTTTCCAGTGCCAATACCTAAAATAGCATTAAGGCGAGTAACCATATCATTATATGTGGTTGCTTCTACATTACCGCCAACTGAAACCATTAATAAACCTCCGTTATATTACACTATAATGTATTTATCGAATACAGCGTAGCTAATAATATTTTTAAAGTTCTGATGTATTGTTGTAAGTTGGGGAAGGAACTGAAACATATGTTCCTGACGGGCGTCTATGTGTAATAGAGCTTAAAATATCACCTGTTACATTAGGATCACCACCGCCATCTGCATTATCTTGGAACTGTACATCAAATTCTATAATATTATCTGCAAGAGTTTTTGCATTTACTGTGTACATGTTATTAGCATAGTCGTATGCTGTTCCTAGTTTGTGAAATATTCTTTGTGATGTAGAAGTAAGTTCAAAATTTCCAATTGCTGTAGGAACGCCTGAACCAGTTTGTGTTGTTGCATGAGAAGCAAATGATATTGTTCCCATAGCTGATAACATAGAAGCCCAATCTGAATCTTTACCGCTAGATCCATTTGATAAATTACCTTGGAATCTTATTTGTCCACCAGCATTAAAAAAATGTCGTCTTGCCGCGGCATCTGTAAATGTTACTGTAAACTTATGAATAATTGTACCATTCCATTCTGTTACTCTAGAACTAGATATCACTGATTCTACAGAAGCCTGTGTGTCATCACATAATGCTTTGTCACCTTCAAGGTCATTAACTAATGCTAAGTAATCGTTTATACCTTTTGCTGTATCTGTAGTTCCGTCTTTGTCTATAGACTCTGATGCACCAATTCTATCTGTAGCATTTATTATAGATAAACTAGTTAAGCTACCTGTTTGGTGAGCCCTACATTTGTCAATGTCTGATTTTAAATTTGAAAGATGTGTTGCGGTTATTACTGTATTAGCTGCAACAATTGAACTGCTTAGTATTTGTCCGTATCCAGTATCACTAAAGCCTTGCCCTAAAATAGTCTCAATTCTACTCTGCAATCCATTAAACGTTGCGGCTGTAATTAATTCTTGGGCGTTAACTGTCATAACAGGTTAATCCTATTTTTAAACTTTTAATACACATTCAACCAGCTTCTCATTTTCATTATCATTAGACTCTAATGCAATACCTACAATATCTCGCCCTTCTGAATTAGCTGATTGACATACGCCATTTTCTCCTACATAAACAGGATCGCCCTTTTCTACTAAACCTATAACACGTACCGGTACTCGTCCTTTTAAAGCAATCGGTTGTCCTTCGCTATTAGCATTCATAAGTAATGCCGGTGAATCAGATGTAACACCAATACACATATCTATATCTGATGCAGGGTCAGCTTCGTGATCTGCATGTCTACAAATAGCCATTGCTGTTCCTACTGGATGTTCTTCTGCTGTAGTATATTTTTCTGCTAAGTCAGCATACTGTGCTTGTGTTGAAATACCAACAAAGTAATTTGCTTTAAGTGAACCTGCTGGAATTGTTTGTGCATTTATAACTTCTGATGCATTTGTTCTAGTTGCAACTGTTCCGTTAGCTACTGCTTCTGATCCTGCTCTATTAGTTCCTGAAACAACTAAACTTGTAGCTTTTTCTGCTAGTCCTGTAAAGTTATTTGCAAATACATTATTAAATTGATGATCCGCAGTTCCTAATGTAACAGTTTCAGTTGAAATACCATCAGCTGCTAAGCCTGGGATTACTGAATTTGCTTGAATCTTTAAAGTATTTTTGATAGAGCCGCCGCTGTCTTTTGCCCTTATAGTAATAAGCGAACCTATTTCGTTTGCAAGTACTGCTTCATTACCATTTTCAATTTTGATTCTAAAATCGTTTGAATCACCAACAGCAATACCAATGTCTGCAAATTCTGCTAATGCAGTAAAGTTTGCATCTCCTGCTTGTAAATAATTAGCTGCATCAATACCGCCTAGCTTGTCTGCGTTAGATGCTGTACCCCAATATCTAAAGTTTGTAGAAGTAGTTCCGCCTGTTGCATTAACAGTATTTTTTAGTGTCATACCTTGTTTGACAACATCAAAACCTGCAATAGCGTTTGTTGCATCTGTACTATCAATTGTAAACGCTTGATTAGATACAATCATTACAACTTCGTCATTAATAATAGCTTTTATTATTGAACGAGTAACGCCTGCATTATCGTTAATTGTAGCACTTTTCCATTGTGTTAAAAGTGATCCTGCGTCTTGTGGTCCAACTAATACAAATGTTGTTCCATTAAACGCATAAAGTTGTTCATTTCCAGTGTCCCACCAAAAATCACCTTCGGTTAAGCCTGCTGGTTGTGTAGCACTTACTTCTGCGCCACCTGTTGTGCGGAATTTAGTTCCGTCATAAAACTTTAACTTTTTTGTCGAACTATCAAACCAAATTTGCCCTGAGATTGCTTTAGGAGGTGCTGATGTTCCTGAAAAGTTTTCCAATAAGAATACAAAGTTTTCGTTTTGAATTTCTCCATATCCGGCATAATTTTTACCAACTAATTTTAAGTCAGTAGTTTGGTCAATGGTTCCATCTTCGACAACTGTAAGTTGAGAATTATTATATCTGTCAATTGTGTATGCCATTTTTATCTAACCCCTATATGCATTATATTAATAGTATTTATCAGCATTACGGATAATTACTCGTGCTACCATGTGACCAAGAAGTCCCATTACTTGTAAAAGTCATAGTATATCTTGTAGGTGTAATTGTTGCAGAACCTGAAACACCACCTGCGGCCACTGCTAAGTCTTGCATTACTGACGTAGAAGATGATACATTATCTTTATCTACTGCTATATACGACTTGTTTAATGCCCCAGATAGCAATCCTTGGCTAATATTAATACTTGCACCTGCATAGTTTGTGCAATGTACAGTGGCTATTGCCCCATTTTTTGTATTTGCAGGATACAAAGTTTGTAAAACTGCAATTACGTCATTTACTGGGCCATTTCCTACGCCACCTGCGTTTGGATTTGAAAACCCTGTAATATCTAATGCTAAACCAACATTTTCTGCATCAATAGTTACATCAACATAATTTTTTGTTGCAACACCTTGTGCATCTGTTGGATCAGTTACTCCTGTAATTTTTTGTGTATTTACTGCTATATCGCCTGACGATATAATATTAAGTCCGCCACCAGTAACAGTAATAGTTGATCCGTCGAATCCTAAGTTATCAATGTTCAAACTGCCTAAAGTACCAATATTAATAAGTCCTGTTGCTGTTGTTACTGTTGACGCTATTTCTGTTTTACTTAAAACTGTTGTGCCATCAATCTTATATCCAGGGTCACCGTTAATTTCATTTGTAATTAAATCAATATTCTGATTAAAAGTCCAACTATTTGTTGCATCTAACCATATAATATCTTTACTACCTTGTGAAGAAGATAAAGTTATACCTCCTCCGTCAATAGCTGCATCATTACCTTCTGTGCTATCACCTTGCAAACCTAATTGTATATTTTTATCTTCTACTCGTAAAGTTGTAGTATCTAAATATGTTGTATCACCCGATACAAGTAAGTTTCCACCTACTGTTACGTTTCCAGAAAATTTTCCTGCTCCAGTAACATCTAATTCAACTGTTGGATTATCAGTAAATACTCCAACTCTTTCAGTAGCTGCATCAATAACTATACCTGAAATATATGCGTTACCTTTTCTTACTTTTAAATTAATATCTGTGTTAGCTTGTTGTGCTTCTAATTCTAATTGATTAGTACCTGAATTAACTTTTAAAATTCCGTATTCAATGTCACCAACACCAACTGCTAGACCTGCTTGATTTTTTACTGAAAGTTTACCAGTAGTTTGAGTTGCACCTACTGCACTCATAAAACTAGTTGTATTAAATTTAGTGCCGCCGGCATCAATTAAACTTTCTGCTGATTCTGCAATTCCTAAATACTTAAAGTCTGTAGCAATAGGATTAAATCCTTTTTTGTATAATTGTCTTTTAGGTATTTGTGTATCATTAGCATCTTGAGGAAACCCAGGAATACCATTTACTTGTTCAACATAAAATTGACTGTCAGTAAATACTCCTACTAGCTGTCCACCTATAAATAATTTTAATGCGGTGCGTGTAACATTTACAGAGTCAATAACTGATTGTACTTCAAATCCTGTTTTCTGCTGACCTGCTTGATAAGGTGGGCCAGCAAGAACTAAATCAGTTCCGTCAAAAAAGTATAACTGATTATTTTTACTATCTATCCAAAGATCACCTGCGACCATTGTAGGCTGAGAAGCACTAACAATCGGTCCACCTGCTGATTTAAAAGAAGTACCATTATAAATTTTTAATCTTTGTTCAGTTGTATCAAACCAAAGTTGTCCTGTAATTGGTGTACTAGGAGCTGTTGTATTTGAAAAATTTTCTAAAAGTTTTACAAAGTTTTCATTAACAGCTTCACCGAATCCTGTATAGTTTCTACCTACAAGTGTTAAACTTGAAGAAGTAACATCAATTTGACCATCTACTAAATCTACTAGTAAGTCACCGTTAGCTTTATTAATTCTGTAACTCATTATGTACTCCTACCAGTGTATATGATATAGTTAATTATCAAATGTGGATTCATTAAGTTCAAAGGTTGTCCAACAGCTGAATCAGATTCAATTCCGCCACTGTTTGGTAGATACTGTCCACCGTTTGTTGCTGTAGGACCATCTCCTCTAAATGCACCTGTATCTGTTGTTGGAGCACTTAAATCATTAATAGCATAGAACTGTGTTAATGCATCGCCTTTTAAATCGTGTTTGTGATCTGGCAAATTAGTTACTTGAATGTTTCTAGTTTCTTGACCGTCTTGTGAGCCAATAATATCTGCTGATTCATCTGTAATAACGTTAGCACTAGTTCCGCCCATATTATCTTTACCAACAGTAGTTCTTCCTCTTAAATCTGGAACTTTAAAAAATCCTGTTGTTACTGATGCTTCAGCACCAAAGTTATAACCAATTGCAGCAAATAAAGCTGTGTAATCAGAAATTCTATATTCTGTACCATCACACATTAACCAATCTTGTGGTGATGTTGCTCCACCGTATGCCATCATTACTCCTGCAGGGTTAGTTGCTACGGAAGAAAATAGATTTGCTCTTGAAATTTTAGCTAGTCCAGTTGCTCCTGTTACCCTGTTTAATAAAAATTCATCGTCAGCTTGTGAAGATACTGTTGCACTTTTGCCGCCAATAATTGTATTACTAATTGTAGCATTAAAAGTTTTAGAAGACCCTCCAGTTTGACCATCGAATGTAAATGCTGGTGCAGTAACGTCTCCTGCTAGTTGAAACGTAGTTGCAGAAGTTAATTTATCTGCTGACCCAGCTCTACCTGATACTGTACCACTTACGTTACCTACAAGGTTTCCTGTAAATGCTGTAGAATAAATATTTTTCCATTTAATAGCATCGGTACCTAAGTTATATGTATTATGTGCTAGTGGCATTAAATCAGTTAATGTTGATGCTCCTGCAACATTAAATGTACCGCCTGCATAAATGTTCTTAGCAACACCAAGTCCGCCTTTTGTAACAATAGCACCTGTGCCTATAGTTTCACTTTGTGTAGTTGAGTCTATAACTGCCGTGCCGCTTGCTTTTAAATTACCTGTTATATCTAATGCTTCGTCTGGTGCAGTATTGTTAATACCTACTCGTAAATTAGAATCGACTCTTAGTACTGTTGTTAATATTCCGTTATTTTTTACTCTTATATCAATATTTGATCCTTCAATTTGATGCTGAATAACTCCTGCTGATCCTTCAATACCAATATTTAATTCTGCATTTAGTCCATAATTTATTCCGGTATTATTTTGAATGTTAATAGGATAGTTTGATGTACTAACTACGTCACTTCTTAAAAAATTTGCTGCAGGAATAGAAGATCCTGATACTACTAAACTTTCTGCTTTTTCACTAGTTCCTCTATACTTTAAATTACCTGCTCCAGTAATATCTACACTACTTAAATTTACACCTGGGGCTATAGTTGAAAATCCTGTAATAGCTGTCTTTGGTGTAAATGCGTGTGTTGAAATTATTGCGGCTGGCTTAGAAAGAACGTCTAATTGAATTACTGTATAATCAATATTATCTGTTCCAGTAATAGTCGCAGGTGTTACACCTGTTGATAATCCGTCACTAAATTCTGGGCCAATTAAAACCCAACCTGAACCAGAAAACAAATATAGTTGTTGGTTATCTGTGTCTACCCAAAGATCTCCTAATTGTGAAGCAGAAACGTCAGGAGCAGAAACTGCTTTCTTAATACCTGCAGCTGAAACCCAATTAGTTCCGTCAAATACTTTTAGTGTTTCAGAACCTCCTGTATTATCATACCATAACTGTCCTTCTACACCATTACTTGGCGCTGTGTTAAAAGCAAAATTCTCTAATAGATGTAAAAAGTTTGTTGCAATAGCAGATCCATATGCAGTAGTATTTCTACCCGGAATCTGTAATGAAGTACTAGTATTTAAAGAATTATCTTCTACTACTATAGTACCTTTGTTTGCAGCGTCTGTATATGATATAGTATAAGCCATCTAGTTACGCCTCATTAAAACCAGTTAAACTTTGCACTCTAACTGTATAATCTATCTGTATAAGTCTATTAAGTGATTTTTGTACAGGATGGAATATAACGTGAGTAAGTAACCTTCCTGTTCCGCTTGCAGAATAGGCCTTTAAACCTAGTTCGTCAAACACATATAAACTTGAACCGTCTGTAGCAGTATCATACGCATCTTGCCCACTTGGTTCGCTATAATCAAGTAAACATGTAACTAATACATCTGTATAGTTTGTACCGCTTACGTGTCTTGTTTCTATTTTATTTCTTACAGGATCTAAATTGTTTACGCTTCTATCATCGACAACTTTTGTATGAGTCTGATTATACAAACTTGCATTTGTTCCTGTTGAATTTGGTGTTAAGTATGTAATAATACCTGTAGGATCAACACTAGTACCTCCATTTCCAAAGCTCATTTCATAAATCCAACCTGCACCACCGTTACCGATACTTTCTGCAAGGCTTAAACTCATGTTTTCATAATGAATTGCATTACGCTTATCAACAAACGTATGATTTGACTCTGGATCGTGGATTTTGATGTGTCCTTGTATCAAAACTCCGCTCATATCATGTAAATTGTCTGTCATATTATTTTTCCTGTCATTGTATTTATCGAGGTAAGTCAACACTTGTAGCTCGTAAGAATCTACCTATATCAGTATCTGCTTGGCTAAGTGCTGTACCTGGATCTGTCCATCGTTTTCCTTGTTTTCTTATTATAATAACCTTCTGATTTTCACCTGGAGCGTTTAATAAAGTTAACGTACTACCTAAAATTGAAAATTCTGCTGGTAATGTTTCGTCACCTTCTGGGCTATCTTGGGCTATACTACTTGTTGTTACACCATTTATAGTAGTTTCAAACTTATAAGAAGAAATTGCATTTTTTCTTAATCGTTGTCCTGCTACAAATACATCAAACTCGTTAACTCCGCCTGCTCCTGGTGTAAAATCTAATTCAAACGTAGAACTTGTACCGTCTGCTGTAAATACTGTGCTAATTGTCTCATCTTTATATGGCATTGAAGCGTCAATACTCTGATCATATACTTCTGTGCCACTTGAATGCAAATCATTTACTCCTGTACCTAATGTACCTCTTTGTAATTGTTTAAGTAAGTTGCCTTCTTTAAGTCTATACTCAATTCTTTCTCCGTTAACAAAAATAATACCTGGGTATTCTGATCCTGCTGTTGGATTTGTTATGCCACTAGCGTCAACTAATTCTATTGTTTTATCGTAAGGTGTTAAATCTTTTCCAAGAATATAGTTTTTATCTCCATCTATTCTTTTGTAATGTGTTCTATTAAGCATATCCTTAAACTGTCTAAATCCAAATTTAGTAATTACTGTTGGATTACCAAAATGTAAAACTTCTATTCTATCACCTTCATTTAAAGGACTAACTAATTTAATAAAATTCTTGTCTGTAGTAACACTATAATCTACGTCTGCAAGTAACAGTTTGTTATTTAATATTACCCAGGCATATTTAGAATCAACTGCTGGACTTCTTAATTTAAATAACCCTGCTCTTAAATTATTTAAGAAATAATATTCAGGTGTTCCTTTTGTAATAGGTGTATTTTCTTGTACAGTATAAGATTCTCTTTCAAATTTTTGAGCTGTACTGTTACTAAACTGATAAACTTTCATTCTAGTTCCAATTGGCCTATCTACTTCAAAAGAACAAATAGTTGGGGTTGGAACAAATACGTTTGATGAATCACCTTGTTGTTCAAAGTAACCAAATCTATATTGACTTTCAGTAATGATATATACCAATAACGTATCTCCAGCTACACCAATGCTATCTGCAAGTTTTACTGTGTTACCTTTTTGTTGATCTAAAGGCGTATCACTATCAAATGCTTCAGCTGATGTAAATGTCCAGTCTGTTGCATACTCTAATATTCTACCATTTAGGTAAACTTGAATCTGTGAACTTTGTACTAATGCAATAGGTATTTGCCAAAGGTCTAATTTATAATCTCTTGCTGAAGAAACTGTAAACTGCTGATTAAAGCCAGAATGTAAAATATCATCTCCTATTTGTACAAGTGTGTGTATGCCTGCAGGACCGTATGAGAAAGGTGCTTGACTTAATAAAAGTGTATCATTTCCTTGTGGTTTAGTTGCAATAAACTCATCAACTACTACCTGACTAAATGAATCTATTTCATTTCCGTCTCCAATGAATAATGCAAACCTAACAACATCACCTGCTTTTAGAGGAGAAGCTAAGACTAGTTCAACATTATTTGGATGTGATCCTGTACTTTTTACAAATACAGCTTCTAATTTTACACCGTTACTTGTCGCAATGCCTTGTACGTTATCAGTCCAACGAACATTTGTTTCAAAATTATTTGAACTTCCGTCACTTACAAAACTATCTATATCTAAAATTTGCAAGCCTGCTACTTCAACTAACGTTAAATTAATCTTAGAACCTTCTGCTGGCGCAACTTCAAAGTCAACTGTTTTATTAGCATAGTTAACCTTATAACCTAAGGTTGAATCATCTGTAGTAGGTTCAAGTATATCAGATCCTACTTTTACAAACAATGAACTTCCTGTAAATGGAGTCTTGCCTAAGTCAAACACTTTAGTAGATCCGTCTCCGATATAATTTCTATTTACTACTATACTACTTCCACCAACTGGTCTTTCAAATACACTTATGTCTACAGCATCTAAAACTTGTCCTGGAACAATTTCTTCAGGACCTTTACTAGTAGTAGGAGTAACAAATCCGTCACCGTCTATAGTAATGTCTTCTGCTTTTAATCCTGTAGCTGAGGTGTAAGCTAGTGTACCGCCAGTAATAGAAGTATCATAACTTTCAGGGTCGTTAATAAAGCTACCATCACTTGTTTCTTTTCTTACAATAATTACATCGTCAGCTTGAGTTGGAACTTCTAATTCTTGTAACTCTATAACTGTAGTTGTGCCATCTCCTGTAATACTTTGCATTATAGCATTAGGATTTTTTACTAGTGCTGAATCATATCCTGGTTCAGGTGCCCAATTAGGGTCGTCTAATCTTATACCATTTCTATATAAATTATAAACTACTCCATTTTCTAGAGGCTTGCTTAATGTAATACTTATTGTACTGCCATCAAGTGTAAATACCTCATCTTCATACGTAGTATCATATGTATCCCACGAATCAGTATACCAAGGAGCAGAGTCCCAACCAGTGTTACCGCCAAACTCAAAACTTTTAACTTCAACTCCGCCGTAGTCTATACCATCCATTACTTGAGATAAATCATTACCAAATTGTCCTGCAACTGGATTGTACGCTAAACTTACTCTATCTGCGGCTGTTAAATATTCAATCGGCTTCTTGTATTTTATTACTATAGAAGTATTGTTTGCTGGCGGTTTAGTAAATGTAACTCTACCAAAATATCTATCATATCCTTTTGTAGTATCTTTTATATTTTCATATGTATATTCACTTTGTAAAGAAAGTTCACCTGCAATAGTTATTTCTACAGTATTTGTTTTTAAGTCCATTGGAAATATTAAATCAAATACATAAGCACTACCTGATCCAACAAATGTTTGTGACTCACTTAATTTAGTTACTATAAATTTTCCTGTAACTCTGTCAAACTTAACAGTAGTGTGCATTCCTCTAACTAACCCGTCACCTAATATTGCAACTAATTTTGCAGGCTTGCCACCTTCTCTTATTGAGCCATTCACTTCTACTACTGGAGGATTTAAATATCCAGTACCCTTATTTGTTACTTCTATTGATGCTATCTTGCCACCTTGCCCTAATTTTGCAATAGCTGTAGCACCTGTACCAGTTTCAGATGTGCTTAAATCTTGTCCAACAAATTTAATTACTGGTGGTTGTGTATAGCCACTACCAGCATCTGCTATTTCTACACGATTAATTTTATAAGATAAATTGTCTACCCAATTTTTGTTTGGGTATGTTGTAAGATCTGTATTGGTTCCTACTATTGCATTATCGATAACTTTTACAGAAGGAGGAACAATTGATTTTGTTTCATCTTCCCATCTTGGAGGTAAATCAAAATCTGTAACTAAATTAGCAGATACATTAAGTTGATTGTAATCACTAATATATTCACGTAGTTTAGATTTAAACGGTTTAACTTCTTTTAAATATTCTTCGTAACTAGGTAAGTTATCGTTCTGGAAAGTTATCTTTTTACTTAGATCACCTACATTGTGTCTTGCTTTAATAAAGCTAGTTTTAAATGCCCAGTCTACTAATCCTTGTTCAGTAAATACGTATTTTAGACTTGATAAAAATAAATTATTATATTCTACTGCTAGTTCATCTATAAACAAGTTGTCTCTTAGTGCTTCAAGAATAATTCTTGTTTCTTTGACTGGCTGTACATCGTAAACTTTAATATCATAACTAGCACTATCAAAGCCCGAACCAACAGTTGTGTTGAATAGTGATGGAAGGAATTTTATTGTTCCATTCTGTCTACCAATAGTTTTATAATTTATTGTGTAATCGATTGAATCAGCATTATCAATTTTTTCTAATAACAACCAGCCGCCTGTACCAACGTTTGCTATTTTAATTACATCACCGGTGTTATCGTCTAAAGACTCTAATTGATAGCTAGAATCTATCAAATGATTTATATCAGTAAATTCATTATATCCTGTATCATACCAATCTATATAATCCCAGAACAATGAAGTATCAAATACTTGACTAACTTTTCTTACCCATAAAGTGTTGTTTATATTTCTTTCGTAAACTGACCACTTACCTGATAGTGTACTATCACTTCTTACAAGAACTGCAAATCGTCTAATTGCCAATGTTGTTAATGTTGAATCGTACCCGCTTCCTTGACTGTTAACTGTTGCTGATGTTACTGCGCCAACACTATTAATTGTTACTGTAATATTTGCAGCTGTTTCATATCTTCCGTTAATTTCAACATTAGGAACAACTTTGTAACCACGACCTGGTTCTGTAACAGTTACCCTTACTATTTTACCGTCAACTACTACCGGAGTTAATACTGCTTGTTTAACTTTAGCAGTTCCAACAAACTCTAAATCTTCAAAAGTGTCTACAGCTAAATCGTATGTGTTTCCGGCTGCTAATGGCACTTCTTGTTTTGACAGTAAAGGCGTAATAATTTTATCATCAACTATTAAATTTCTTTTCAGTACAATATTGACTCTATCAATGACTTGCTTCAATGCTTCAGTTTTATTAACAAACCAAGATTGTCTTGGATCATTAAGTATACCGTACTTTTCTTTAGCTGATAAGTTTGGATCAGGAACTATTCTACCTGCTGAGTCATACCCAATTAAACTATCAAACCATTTGCGTTCTATATCAGCATTTGGTTTACTTGTATCTAAACCTGCTGTATACAATTGATATTGATTATGTATATTAATATCTTGATTTTCAATTGTCCAATATTGTATGCTGAGAGCAACTTCATTATCTTTAAGAAGACTTTCACAGTTATATAAAACAAAACTTGTAGGACTTATGAAGTTAATAAACCTGTATCCCATGCTTGCTGGATCGTCTATATATCTTGCAACATTAAACGCACTTAATTTTCTTGTTTCAATATTAGGTGCAGTAATTCTTCCTTTTACCCAGTAGTAATATTTGTTTGAAAAAGTTTGTGAAATTTCATCATATATTCTTTTAGTTGAATAAATTGTATCGTCATATTTTGTTGTACCTGTAACACCTTCAGTTACACCTTCTGTTGATGCTGAAGTCATGTTCCATTGTGATGGAGTTAATGTAGTTTCGACCCATTCGTATACATCTACACTATTTCCTGTAAACTGTGTATTCCAATTGTTTACACTAAAAATAGTGTTGCCTTGGTAAGCATTTAAAAACTTAGCTGTTGATAGATCCCACCAAAGTTCTCCAACTTGTTCTTCGCCCCAAACCTCTGCCTTACTGGTATTTACGTTTGACGTTCCAAGTGAATATACTGCTGGGTCATAATGTAACTTATAAGAAAGTTCTTGTTCAGCTATGCCTGGAATTTTACCTTGTACAGGATCTAAGTAATCTATGTAACTAACTAATTTGTTTTCTTTTGTATTATATAATAATACTTTTTTAATTTTTGCTACATCAACAGTATCTTTAGGTGATGAATGAGCTTTCCAAATATTCTTAGTTGGATCTTTTCTAAAATCTATTACTGCTCCGTTTTCGCCTGCGAATGTTGTATGCTTTGGAAGTCCTACATATACATGGCTGTTTTTTGTATACAGATTTAAACCAAAGTCTCTAATGCTATTACTTGAATCAGTATTAGCTACTGCTTGTGTTGAATCTGATAACTCGTTATACGCTATTGTTTGACCGTAAACTAAATTGTCGTCAATATTTTCATATAGATAAACAACTCCTGTATCTATAAATTTCTTAGCAAATGTAGTAAAATTGTTATCCCAGGTTGTTTGTGGAATAGCTTCTAATGAATCAAATGTTGTTTTAGCATCTGAGTCTGCATTTTTTGCAGTAATAGCTAAAGTTTTAGTATCGAAAGAAAGTTTAACACCAAATAGTTCTACTTTTTCATTACCTCTACTAAACAATGTTTGTGATAATTCAAATAAACCAGTAGTTACATTTTTCTTCATTACAAAGACTCGGCCTTGATCAAATTGTATACGTGAAGGATCTGTTTCGCTACGTTGTGTTTCTGCAAAAGGTTCACCAATTGCAATCATATTACCATCACTACTGATAGCTATGTCTGATCCCCATAATGTTTTTTCTGTAGACCATTGATCGTCGTCGTCTGTCTGTGCAGGAAAACTAGATTCCATTATACTTTGTGTTCTTTGATAATTGCCGTTTTTATTTCTATATACAACTACTTGTGATTTTTCACCGCCATCATACCTAGCAAGTCCTATAAGAACTTCACCATCATCAGAAACATCTATTCTGTTAAAATTAAATAACCCTCCTTGATCTAATACAGTACTAGGATCAGCACTATCAAAGATTGGTAGTATTTCTGTATTGTTAGGAACATAACCTAAGTAATCTAAAGGTTGTGTTTGTTGAGTCCAGTTAGCTCCATTAAAAAATCCTGGTGCTAAATTTGTATTTGCTTTGTAAATACCTCCATCAAGATAAATTATATCTCCGGTTTGATAACTTACTAAAGACGAGTATGTTCCTTGAAACTTTTTATCTTTAGCTAGTTCCCAATCCCAAACATTACCGTCTACATCTGTTCCGTGTTTTATAAAATAAGTCCTGCCAGGTTGGAAAGTGCTATCGTCAAATTGTTTATTTAGATTTCTAAAATCTCTAAACGTATTGTAATCTTCGCCTGCATGTACAAAAAGTCTGTACAAGTTATTTTTCTTTGCACACCTTATTTCAGATCCTAAATAAAAATCTTCTTTTGCTTCTGGTACAATGTAACTTTGTAAAAATGCATATCTATTAGTTGTTCCTGTACCAAAGACTGAATACATTCCTTGGTTCTCAAGAGTGCTTGCTGTTGCTCCGCTTACAGCAGGAATACTATAAACATTTATCCAATCATTATTGCCTGCTGACGGCAAGTTAGCTGCAACAGGAACGCCTGAAACTGTATTTTCTTGGTAAAACCAATATTCAGTATCTGTCATTGCAGAAGTTGTAGGTAATGAAATATTTGCTCCTGTATCAACTACTATTAATTTTCCAATATCTTCTGAAGCTAGTCCTAAAGATTTTTTCTGAATTTCGCCCATTACACGATCAACTTGATATATTGGACTAGGATCTGTCGGAGATCCTAAAAATTCTATTTCTGCATTATTGCCAAATATAGAGCCGTTTGAAAAGTTACCAACTACATCTTTTACAAAAATTGTTGCGTTTAATGCGTCTCTTTGATAAAATGTTATTTTCGCTGTTGCTCCTGTTGTAACATCTCTCACGGTATCACCTACCCTAGGCTCAAATGGTTCTCCAAATAAATTAAACTTTGTGAATCCAAATTTAATATATCCGTCCCATAAATCATATACAGTTAATTCACTATTAGTTTGTGCATATGTTAATCCTATAGCTGAAGGATCATTACTAATACCAGATGTATATCTTGCCAATGAAGGAATAAACATTTTAAATGTGCTACCGTTTGATAGCGTATCAGTTAACGGTTTAGGAGCTCTAATTACATAATAAGGACTAAGGAATGGAGTAGTAACGCCGGCTGCACCTGGTAATCCTTGATAGCTTAATGTTTCTATATAACTTGCTAATGTATCTTCACTAGATACTGTTGCTGTTTCATAATCTCTTGAATTATAATAATAATTAGATGGTGCTGAACTATCAGTAATTGCTTCTTGGTATACTAAACCTTTACCTTGATCTGATGTGGTTGTAAATATCTGATAACCACCTGGAACAGTAATCATAAAATATCCACCGTAGTAGCTACTTACATCTGTTGTTTCTGAAGGAGCAGCTGTAGTATATTCTCCAACAAAGTCTCCGTTTGAAAGGAATAAACTGTCTGTAGAACTAAAACTTCCTGTTATCTCATTAATATATAATCCTATACTACCGCCAACTTCATAAGAATATGCTACTGTACCAGATCCTGTTTGTGTTTGAATCTTATCTCCGGCTACTGGTTGGTTTGTAAATGCATTAATATTAAGAATTAAATCAACCTTCATTTGTATTTGATGAGTACTGCTAAAGAACGTAGAGCTTAATTCTGACATACCGCCACCTGGGAATGGTTCTTTATCTGTATAGGTTGTTTGCTCTTGGTTTGCTATTGTTTTCTTATTCCATTTTAGTTTAATTTGGTCATTTATATCAAGACCTGCATATTGTAACTTTGGTGCTTTAACTAAAACATGATCAACAGTAATTCCAGTAAAAGGATATTTACCTGTCAATATTACATCTATCTGTTCTGAAGATTGTGTTGTATTACCAACTGACTCTATCTGTTGAACTACACTTCCAAAACTAGTAAACTGAATACTAGCTGATTGTGGAACAATTGACGTAGTTGCCTTCCATAACTTATTATTATAATTTACAATATCATCTAGTACATAAGAGCTACTAGCGTTATAATCATTTTTATATCTTGTTTTTACATTACTTGCATTAGGAGATCCAACAACTAGATATTTCCCATCCTCTGTCAAAGAAATAGCTGAGCCAAATTTTTGTAGCTTAGGTGGCGTTGTTAAAGGTGTAAATTTACTAACATCAAAATTTACTCCAGCTATGTGTGTTTCTGCTACTGTATAAAATAAGTTATTGGCTTTTACTAAATCGCCTACAGTATATGTCACACCTGTATAAAATCTTTTATATGTAAATGCTGTATCTGTAGGAGCAGTAACAACTTGTGATAACACAAAGTTTGCACTTGCTGAACCTCTAGTGTAAATATAAACCTGGCCATCATCTTCATCTGGTGAGCCAACAGCTAATACAGTATTAGATTTATTAGTTGTTATTGCTGTTGCAAATGTTTCATTGTTAATACTTTCTCCACTGCTAATATCTTGTAACTTTAAAAATGCTTCTGTATTTTCGTATACTGTCCAGTTATTACCATCAGCTTTATCTACCCAAAATTTTGACTTTAGTGTTGCTAATTTTTGTGCAATATCATTCAAGTTAGCTAAAGAATCTGTTCTAACAGATACTAATTTACTTAACTTTCCGATACACTCATCTATGTCTTGAACTTCTTCAGCCGTTTCAAAAGTAACTTTTTCTAAACTTATAGATTTTACTTTAAAGAATCCACCAACTGCACCTTTGGTTGTTTGAGCGTTTGCAAACGTACTATCTCCTGGATCTAGTGTTGTTGAAATTAAATCATAAACTCCAAATATGTCGCCTGCTTTTATATTTTGCGGAGTTGAAGTTAATGTGACAGTAAATTCAGTTTCACCCCCAGTTACTTTTTCTACTATTAAATCTGTATCATCATGCCTGTATATATTCCATGTAAGTTTATCATTACCTACCCAAATTAAATCACCTTGATTACATGTAGCAAAATCTATATTTAAAATTGAATCAAAATCTTTTACAACAAATTTTACATCTTCTTGATTAACGTAGCCACTATCTTTTACAAAACCTTGTTCTGAAGCGATATATTTTTTTGGAAACGGAGCATGCGTATAATTTTTTGGTTTTAAATAAGTTTCATAAGGCTGTATTCTATAAATTAGATCTGTTTCTTCACCTGTTACAGATTTAACTAGTTCTATTGGCTGTGGAGAAAGTCTAAACTTATTTTCATCTAATTTATATTCTACTTCATCAAAGCCCGAAGCTGCACCATACTGGCCACGCTTAATAGCCCATTCTTCGTAGAACTCTAAACTATCTTTATCTGTGTTTCCTAGAACATCAAATAATTTTGTTAAAGCGTTCTTTGTACCTTTATCTTGAATGAATCCTTGATAAAACTTATACTGACTTACATCATCATTAATAATATTTTCTAAATACTTACGTTTCTGATACCCAATAAGATGTTGTGCTAACCTTTGTTGTTCACTATCAAAGTTATCACTATCTAAGTCATAAAAATCTGCAAACTGGTTTGTTTTATATTCGAAGTTTGGTGTTAACCCAGATTCTGGTTTAGAATCTAATCTTGACCATTGATTATCAATAAATGATTCTGTACCTGGAACTTTACTGTTTGCAGTATAATAAAATTCTTTGTGCTTTACAATATCGCCTATAAAGTAATCTTTATTTGGTTGCCAGTCTGTTATAGTTGCTTGGTCATATACAAAGCCTTCTATATTTAAACTTCCATCCCAGTTTGTTGTTCTGTATCCTAGTACTTTAATTCTTTCTTGCCTGTAACCTGGTTCAGGATCATATATTGTATCATTGAAAACAGTTTTGTTATCTAATAAAACAACATGCTCTTTTTGTACACAAGGTAACTTTATTGCAAAAATTCCATCTGCTGTGTTTTTTGGTCTTAAAATAAATTCAGTTGGTTCTTGCCTATCAACTTGTATAAAATCAGATGTTAATTTTTGTCCATCAACTTTTAGTAATGTATAACCAAAGAATCCGTCAAATATGTTATCAACAACACTATAGTCTGTTTTAAACTTTAATTGATTTGCGCCTGGACTTAAACTAATTAAGGTTCCTTCTGCCCAATTGTGAAGTGTCCAAAAAGCAAACTCTTTTGTTGAAGTTTCCCAGTCATCTACTACACTAGCACTTTTTCTAAAATTATCAAATACAAATCCAATAGACTCTAAATACTTTCCATACCCTTGAATAAAGTCACACACATCTTGTATTGTTGGTAATATAGTTCCGTATGGTAACTCTAACGGTGCAAAAGTTGCAAACTCTCTTCGAAGAGTAATTTCTCTTCCACCAGTAGTTGGTAGCTTAGGTATGCTTGCAAAATTAGATTCTTCAAAAGTATCTCCAGCTATGTGTTGCTTTGTTACTCGATAATATTTTCCTGAATGTTCTACTATAGCACCTACTGTATAAGTACGACCTCCTTCAAACTCTAAGAATGGTTCAGAAGTTCCGCCAACTGTAATTACAGGATCTCTGTCTCTTTCAAAGTGTGGGAAATATTTAAATGTAGTTGATGAATTATCATAACCTTTAATTTTATATCCATTAGTTCTTCGTTCAATTATAAGGCCACTATACGAAATTGTTTTAATTGGAGCACTTTTATTTAAAAATATATTATAGTTTTCATCTGGTACAAATACATTACCTTCATTAAGAGGTGTTCTACTATCTAGAATCAGTTTAAATTTATTTTTATCTGTATATCCGCCAACTTTGAACCCTATCTGGTTAGTAATCGATTTAAGATTTTGTTTGTATTCAGTATACGAAGTAACAACATTAGATGCCATGTAGCCTGCAACATAATTTACAAGTCCTGATGTAAAAGTTTGAGTACTGTCTAACTGGGTGTTAGGAAAAATTAAATCTTTTAATTTAATCTGATTACTTTGTGTTTTGTATATTATTTGCTTAGTTAAATTTCTTACTTGATTAACTCTATCAAATCCTGTAGCTAATACTTTTGAAGGTTGACTTAGTGTCCAGGCAGTAATTAAACTGAAAGGATACTCACTACTTCTTCTCCATGCTGTTTCAACCGGCGCTTCGTCACCAAATTTAAACGAATCATCTAATCTTGCTGAATCAAAACTTTGTGCATAACCTGAATCGTTTGGACTTAATAAATTTCCGCTTGCATCAACTGGTAGATGTGTTAAAAGTCCTGGTCTCTTATATTTGTTTAAAATTTTTATTTTTTTATTAGGCTCTCTCACAACCCCGTTTTGCAAGTCAGTCCATAACACTAAATTATCTCTTGTATACGGAGCTGGGCCATACTGTGTTTCCCACCAAGTAGGCATTTTTGTAAAACCTATCATTTCCCAAGGATGGGTATGTGGCCTGTCTGTATCATATGCGTGTCTGTATACGCCTCTCCAAAAGCCAGGTAAGTCATTACCGTTAGGTGATGCTGCAGAAGAATAATTAAATGTCCAAGTATTCGTTCTATTATGAAAATCGTTTAGCGTATAATCTTTATCTACCAATGTTGACCATTGTATAAAGTCTGACAACATTGGACTATCTACTGCTGTTTTACTAAAGTCAGTTGTCCTAAATTCTCCGCCTTGAAAATTATGTATATCAAATAAATCAGAATCATACGCTATTTTAATGTTATTAAAAATTCTTAATTCTAATTCTAAAACAAGATGATCTCTATAATCCTTGTAAGCTACAATTTTACTTCCGTCATGACCTTGTATTACTGGTGTGCCTTCTATCCATTCATTTATATTCTGATTAGGATTAGTTGTGCCGTGATTTGCACTACTATTTGGCATATAGAATGTTCTGTTAAGTCCTACAAAAGTATGTGTATGGGCTGAACCTGCGCCGCCTTGCTCTGTATCTTTTGCTACTGCTTCTGCTTGTGTAGCATATAAAGGCCAAAACCAACCTACTTTTCCTGCACCCATTTGATTGGATCCGGCTGTTCCGTAAAATTTATATGCACCTGATGGTGATACTGGACCTTCACTTTGTGTAGTGTTATCAATATAAAGTTCTGGTTGATAGCTAGGATATAATCCTAACTTTGAAGGAGTCGGTGGTACATAACTGCCGTTGGTTGTCTCATATTCGTATATATCAAGTAAATCGCCTTTTGCTTTATTTGCCGTAACTCTACAAAATCCTTCACTATTAAATACATAATCTTTTTTGTGTACTAATTGTCTTCCGTTTAAGTATACTTGTACTGCATCTCTACTAGCAGTATCTAAGCTAAAGGTTTTAGAAAGTAAAAAATATTCTTCTGTATTATCGTCTATCTCGTGCGTAGTTTTATTAAAAGATCCTTGAGGCACCATATCTGAAAAATAGAACGGCATTGAGTTAACTTTATCTTTGTTAAGATCAGCCATAATTTTATCAACATGTTCTTTAGCCGGACCTTCCCAACCTAAGTCATGTGCAACTTGCAAAAATAATCTTTTAAACTTACCATATTCTCTTCTTGCAAAACGCATCGACGATATTAAATTTGAATCTTTGTCTAGTAAGCTATACATTGCAAGATTTAAAGGAGAACTATGTTTTACAAATCTATTTCCAAATCTAGTAACATCCCCTAGATCTCTTAAATTACTTGCACCAGGAAATTTACCTGTAAAGTCTGGTAAATCTTCTACAATACTAGATACGTGATTGTTTACTTCTCCTACAGTAAATTCATTGAGGTTGTTGTTAAGCGGATTTCTTTCTAAGTTACTAGGAAACTCATAATACCCATTATCATTTTTTGATGCAACTGAGTTTGTTTTAAAAACAATTTTGTCTCCAATAGTTAAACCAGTTGCTGACGTAAATGCTGGTTGTAAAAATGTAACTGTAGTTAAATTATTTGCTGATGTTCCTAATGTATAATCTACATCTTTTAATTTAAGCTGATTATTTAAAAATACTGTCAAGTTTAAATCTGCAAGAGATGCACTATTTTCATAAACATCTACTTCAAACGCTGATGTAGTATTATCAAAAACATACTGTCTTACTACTGGCTGTTTACTATCAGTAGGTGCTTTTGTCCAAGCATTGGCATTTGTATATGTTGCTATTGCAGAATACTTTTGAAGGAAACCTATGTCAGTGTTTTTATAGTATAGTTGGCTTCCAATTAAATATTCAAAATAGTCTGCAAGTAAATCAAATTTAAAAGTAATATCACCTACATTAGTTATAGTTCTATAAGATAGAACAAGTCCAACTTCACTATCTGCTGTACCTATCGCTCCTTCTTTGTAACTGAAAATTTTGTTACCTTTAAAAGTTGATGAATTGTATACTGTTGTATCGCTAAAACTTTTGTTGTTTTCGTCAAACAAATCAAATAAAGGTGCTTGGTTTACTTTTGTTTTAGTTTGTGCTTGTTTCCATTCTGTACCATTGTAGTAATACATCAATCCTTTGTAGCTGGTACCTTGACTTACTAACACAACTTCGTTTGTTATAGGTTTAGAATCTGCAACTTCAATTAATGAAATCTGTTTTATATTTTGATCTATTTCAATTTCTGGTCCATCAAATTTAAAAAACTTAACTTCGAATATTCTTCCTTTTACTAATGGATCAGGATCTGCTGTAAATAAAATACGCATTCCATCAATTAAATCTACACCATCAATGTTATATCCTGTGCTTCCTTCTATCGTCGAAAACACATCTTTAGTATGTGTATCTAAAAGATTTACATTAGTTTTAATTTTGGTACCAAAGTCAAATAGCTTTAGTCCTTTATCAAATTCAATAATTGGTCTTTTTGCTCTAGCTGACTCGTCGATACTTACAGGTTGTTGATTTAGTGTAGCACTTTGTTCAATAACTGATTTATGGAACCATCTATTGTATCGACTCCATAAGTTACCATCATTAGCTGAACGATTAATTAGCATGTAATCTCTTACTGTAGGATAACCTATAGCAGTATCAAACGGTTGTCTATCAAACCCTTGTACATCAAAGTCTACATCTACATCAGCTACAAATGCACTAGGTACTGTTAATTCGTCTTCATTAATTAAAACAATTTTATCACCAACGCCTTCAACATAGTATTCTCCTGTAGCGTATTTTGCAGGTGTTACTTCTCCGATAAATTTAATCTTCATTCCATTACTAAGATCAAACCCGGCGCCTGTTGTATATGTTTTTTTCCCTAGTACTTCTGCATCAATATCAATAGCTGAAGATTCTTCAATATTTGCAACTTTTATTAATCCTGCTGCTTCTATGTCATTATCAGCTACATAATATAATATATTAGGTGTAGTAGCAGTTGGTGTGAATGTAATTACACCTTCTTCTGTACCTTGATTGTCAATTAAGTTATCAGAAGCTGATAACATAAATGTATCATCTAAAGTACGTTTTGTTCTAATAGTAAACGGCAACCCAGGTGTGTTAATATCAAACTTATATGTAACACCCCTAAATAATTTAATAGTAGGATTTTGTGTAAGTCCGTCAGGAGAAAATACATATCCAAAATTATCTAAATTATCAGCAATGCTTACTGTGTATGTACTAACTACTTCTGTAGTTTGTCCCCTGACATCAATTGTCTGCGGACCACTTGGAAGCCAATAGTATTCTCTAAAATTAATAAACTTATCCCAATTGATATGAGGATTCCAACTATAATATTCTTGCTTATTAGTTATATTATGATCTTTAACTTTATCATTAAAACTAGAAAGTTGATTCATGTAATCATTATAATCTTTATAAAATTTTACAGAATCTAAATTATCTTTAATAACAGCTGCAGGTTCAAATTGATAGTTTTGTCTACTATCGGAAAAATCACCTATATAATTGTCATCTTTATCAAATGATGATGCAGTCTCACGACCATAATAACCGTTTAACTTTTCAACTACTCCTGGTTGGACTAATTGGTCTATAGTACTAGCTAGAAATTTACTATTAGGTACTGTTCTAAAATATTTTGGAAGATGCTGTTCAGTTTTTCTTTTTGCATTTGGATCAGCTGTTCCGTCTTTTTGATGATTATCAAAAGCCATTAGTAACCTCCGCTACTACTTGAACCTGAGCTACTTGAACTACTACTTGAACTACTACTTGAACTACTACTTGAACTACTACTTGAACTACTACTTGATGAAGTTGTTGTATTTGACGAGGTGGACGAGCTAATTGATGCAGCAGTTGTTGTTGAACTTTGTATACCAGCAGATACTCGTGTACTGGACGTAACAACGGCACCGTCATTTGCTCTTAATCTTGTTGCTGTAACTGCATCTATAACATCAACGTTATCTACAGTTGCACCACTTATAAAAATTTCATCACTTTCTGATTTTATTTCATATAAACTTCCAAATACCTGTGATGACTGGGTTGGAACAATAATGAATGTAACTAAATCTGGAGTCATTTGCGACATAACGTAATTTGCCATTTCTGAGAAGAAAAACTTATCTCCAAAGTCCCAGTTTTCTAATGCAAAGTATTCATTTATAGCGGCAACAATTCTTGATTTAACATCATTATCGTTTAATACTAAATCAGGATTTTTTACTACTTTAAATGTTGCTTGCAAATCTGTATCTGCCTTTGTTCCAAATAATACTTTGTACTTAACTGGATGATAAATTATTTCATCTGATAATGACTTAATTTTAGATAGTTGTGTATCATATGATAAAGCTAACGCATCAGAACTTGGTGGCAAAGGTAATGTTCCTGCACCGTTTAAGTATAACCTAAAATCTGTATCATAGCTTTTGGTTAAAATATATGTGTCAATCAAGTTACTTGCACTTGGATCAATTCTTGAACTATCATCTGCTCCGTGAATGTAGTGGAATGTAATATCATCTCTACCAACTCTTGCTCTATAATCTGTTGTCTGTTTTAATATACCTTCTACACTATCATAAATTTTAAAAATATTTGTTGATGTAAAGTAAAATAATTGTCCGTTAGTATACGTGCTTAAAGCAGATAAAGAACCTTCTGTACTTAATACAATCATGCCTAATGTGTTTGCTGAAATATAGTTAAAATCTTCTACTCCGTCCGTTGTAGTATTCTTTTGTTGGAAAATATATTTTGTTAAAGGGTTTGTAGTTTCATCAACAATAGTATCAAAAATATCTGGATCATCTACGACTCCGTCGTCATCGCTATCAAAAAACGTAATTTCTATTTTCTTACTATCAACATAACCTTCAGCATCTCTATATTCTTCAGTAAGTTCCCAATCATAATTAACTGTAAATGGTAATGCACTATCTGGTTTAGTGTTAATGTTTAATACACTAATTTTATCTTTAACAATTTTACCAGTTAGATTGTTATAAATTTTGTCTGTTTTATCAAAGTAAAATCTCATTTCTTGATTACTTTCAAAGATATATCTCATTGCTCTATTTTTAATAGTGTAAGTCTCGCCGTTAGTTTCAAATAGTAGCATCCAACTAGCGTCTAATTGCTGATTTGATATATCTCCTGTTTTACCTGTACTGAATGATGCTGTAACATTTAGGTTATTTTCTGTTACAATTCTCCAAGACTGAGAATCAGTGCTATATCTTAAACCAAATGTTTTATAAGCAAACACTTGATCAATAAGTTGCGTTGCAACATCAGTTTCAAGAGAACCTGCTAAGCCAGGAATAATTTCAGCTAATCTAGATCCTGTAGGAATAATATCATTTAATGATACAGGACCTTGTCCAGTTGATGCTATTATAGTACCATCGCCTGTTACCGCTGCTATCTTAACCCATTTATAGTCAACTACTCCTTTTTTACCTTGATAACCAGTATTACTTACTAAGTCTGTGTTTAAGAAACTTTGTCCTGTTGGTGGTAAAAATTTAATTAACGATCCTGGAACTATTAATTTTAATAATGATGATGTAAATGTTCCTAATTGTGATTTTACATCTGCAGAGTTTTTAAAATATCCTGTGCTTAGGTTTGTAGTTTTGGTTGATTGTACCCAAGTTACTCCTAAGTCTACAGTTGAAATTTTAGGAAAATTATTATAATAATAATTCCTAACTTTCTTATCTCTTAAGATAGGTTGAATTGTGTTTACTATTGCTCCTTCAACATCTGTTTTTGTAGTAAAAGTAAATGTTGTTTTTGGCTCTAGATTTTCTTTAAATAAAACTCCGTCTGTTCCATATAGATTTGTTTTACTGTACTTTCCAGTTGCATCAATTAGATCAAAATATCTAGATATTCCGCTTGATGTTCTGTTAATAGACTTAACTTTAATAATTTCTTGACTTACACCTAAAGGTGAAATTTGGTAGTCTTCACCTGTTACCATTCTGTTTTGTGTGTAATAAGTTGACGGAGCGTTTTGTTTAATACTTGCATTCGATTCGCTCTCTGTTGAATTATCAACAGTATACTTTAATTCATATGTAAGTGTTAGTGTTTCAATCTTATCAGTCTTTGACAAATAAGGTATAGAAACAGTTATGCCTCTCATATCGTCTGGTGTTATTATTACTCTTTCATTTTTACTTACTCTGTAAAATACACGGAAGCTACCTTTAGGTAAATTTCCAAACACTCCATCTGAAAACATTAAACTAATTCTATCATCAACTCTAGTTAAAACTGCATAAACGTTATTAATACTTTTACTTAAACTATTGTAAACAACATTGTTACCTTCTACCGAATCAACTTTTGTCCATAGTTCTTGTTCAGCACCAAAAGAATCTAATTTATAAAGCCATACGTCTGAATTATTTACATTTGTAGCATCAATTGAAACAACTTGATTTGTACTAGGAGTTGTTATGTTAAACACTCCTTCATCAATTGCTCCTTCTCTAAAGTGACTAAAAAATCCTGTATTGCTACTTGCACTACCTCTTCCGTCATCTCTATATAAAAATGCAAAGTTATTTCCTGGAAACGGTGCTTCTTCTTGAATTACTTTGTCAACTACGTCTGTTGATACAATTTCAAATCTAACAGAACGTCCATCTATATTCTTAGCAAAGCTATATACAGGAACTTCTGAGTTTGTGCTTAACATACGATATTGCTCAGTAGGAATACCATTAGCAGTATCTTTTTTAATTGGTCTGCCAAATTTAGCATTTACAGGTAATGTTGAATTCATTACTTTTACAAACTGTTCATACCAGTCTGGATTTGTAGGATCGTTCCATACAATAGTTTGATTTGCTAAATTAACGTTATTTGAATCTAGGATTTCTTCTGTAGTGTTTACACTTTCTACTTTAAGTAAGCCGTTAGCAGCTTGATTTCTTTTTGGATTATAAGAAAGCAAACGTGCTAAACGCAAAACGCTTTCTCTACGTTCTGCTAATTCTAAGTAATTTTCTCTTGCATTTAGATCAATACGGAATGAAATATTTTGACCCATATATGCTATTAAATCTATGAGGGCTAAATATTCGCTGGATTCAATATAATCGTTAAAATCTTCAGGATAATTTTCCCTCAAATAATTGATCATAGTGCGGCGGAGATTATCAAAGTCATAGCTCTGAAAATCTGCATTACGAAAAGATTGATATATGCGTCTCCAATCTTCTGCAAGTAATAATCTATTCTGTCTATCTGTTGCCGGCATATGTAATATTCCTTATTGTACTATTTATTGCATATAGTAAAGTACGTATATAATTAGGACTTTAAAAAGCCCGCATCTTCGTCAAATCTCATCCTTAATGTTTCTGAGATATTAAACGGAAGATATGTAATAGTACATTCAATTTGTATTCCTTGTTCGTATTGATCAACTACTATCCTGTCTACATTTGTTCTTGGATCACTGTTGACTATTTTTGTAACATTTTGTATTATTGCATCTTTTAAGGTTTCAGTTAATGGTTCAAATAATGCGTCCCAAATAATTGTACCAAACTCGGGATTACTTAATTTTTCGCCTTGTCTTATATGGAAGTGATTAATTAAATCTTGTTTAATAAGTGATATGTCATATAGACTTACAGTATTATTGTCAGGATTAACTGTACTCATACCTCTATATGTTGTTTTAGTATTAACAGACTCCATACTTTTGTTACCAGGAACTGTTATTTCTGCGTATATTTTTTTCTCTCTACTACTCATATCAATATTTATCCACCTGCAAATACGTCAGGACTTCCTTCTTTAACACTTGTACAATTTGGTCCGCCGACATCATCACCTATTCTACCACAACCTAAATTGTTTACAAATACGGTTGTTGAACCAACTGTTATTACGTCTGAATGCCCTCCGCAATGAGCAGTATTTGGATCACTTTGTCTAGACACAGCGATTCCATTAGCAAAAACATTACCAGATCCTTTAGCTCTTACCATACCACCACAATGTGGCACATCATCATCGCCGATTCTTGTAACTGCTGGCACACTTATCTCCTATCATTATAATCATAATTGTCGTTATCCATAAATTGTCTAATTGCTTGCTCATTATTATGACACTTATGTTGTATTGTAATTGTACCTTGTTTTACTACTGGAGTAACAGCAGGAGGTACTCCAACTAATTCTGTGTAGTTTACATCAACATTATAAATTTTATATTTAAAAGCACTAAGATCTTGACTTAATGAAAATAAGTTTTTATTATCTGGCATTTTATGAGCTCCAACAACTGTTTGCGGAGTTTGTTCTTTATCACTTGTTTTTGCATCACAAAAAGTAAACACATCATTCCACCCAGAAATATATTTTCCTGTAGCAGTAAATCCTGTACTAGAATTTGTAATTGTTACTGTATCGTCTAAGGCAGTTCCATGAGTTGCTAAAACAGAATTTATAGTTCCTCCTGTGCCTTCAGCAAAAGTTACATTTAAAGTAAAGTCTACTCCGCGAGTTGCTTCTGCTAAATTTTCTACTCCTCCACTAATAGTAAACATTTTAAGTTACCAATCCAGATTGCTCAACACACTTCTTTTTCATTGTGTCATTTGCGGCTGCTTTTAATTCAGCTTGTGATCTTGTATCTTTAACTTTTGTAGACGTTGTACCTGTTGTAGGATCAACAATAGCAAGAGCAGCATCGGTGTTTACAGGAGTATGAGCATTTGGAAGATAATTTTCATGTCCTGCCCATGGCTCTGCCTGTGGTTGTCTTGTTGGTATTTTCGCTGATGATGCTTTAGCCGCTGTTGGACCGTTCATATCAATTTTACCTGCTGTTTCAAGATGATGACTACTTGTAATATTACTTGTGCCTCCACATGTAATCTTACCATCTTTACCTACCATTATTTCCCAATTACCGGCTACTGCGGTTTGTTTAATATCTGTTGCGGCTGTCAAATTAATATTTCTACCAGCTTTTAAATTTATATCTCTATCTGCTGTAATATTATAATCATTTTCAGTATGTACACTTACACTATCTTTTGCATAAATGTCTATTTTTCCATTTGATGTTAGTTCAATCCAAGTTGTTCCTCTAGCATTTCCAATATAAATTAAATCTTCTGAATTATGTAATAATATTTGGTGTCCGGTTCTTGTTTGCAAACGTACTAATTCATTTTGAGGAATAGTAGGATCTCCATCCATTTCCATACTCTCAACATTTGCGTATTCTGGTCCAGAAGTTGATGCTGGTCCTTTTCGTAAAAAGTTAGCATCTCCGTCGTCCATAACAAATGAAGAGCCGCCCAGTCTTGATGAAGGCACTTGTGTCTGCGAACCTTTATTGCCGTATTTGTATTTAGGTGCTCCTGGTCTACGATCATATGGTCCTGGTGTATTCCAACCAAATACCATACTAGGTAATTCTCTCCTAGCACTAGAAGAATTTACTCCTCGTGTATTATCTCCGATTAATCCTGAAGCTGTGAGTCTTGTTTCAAGATCAGGATTTGTAGGCTTTAAAAATTTTGTAGGATCTTGGCCTTTGTGTTTTTTAAGTTTTTTATTGTATTCTCCTACAGGAAGATTTTTTGTTTTATCTTTATCGTTAAATGTAGTAGAGGGATTACCAGGAATTTGAAAGTTCATATATTCGTCAGGAACACATCCTAACCAATAACCCATTGAAATATTTCCTTCAACAAATATTACTAAAACTAAATTTCCAACATCAGGTGGAACTGCCCACATACCGTAACTTTGTTGTGAGTGTTTATATCCTTCATTGTCACTATTTCCAGCATAAGGAGTAACTCCATAAAAACCTGGAAGGTATTTTACCTGTGCAGTTTGTCCAGTAGTTGCTGTATTGTTTCCTTCTTCGGTAAGTTTTAAAAGTTCAACTTCTAACCCGCCCATATAGCTAGTATCAAGATGACTTACTATTCTAGCTAAGAACGGACCTGGATCGCCTTTTAAATCAACAGTACTGGTTCTTGATTCTACTGCCATTACTAAGAGCCTCCGTGATCAATTTGATTTTCTTCGCCACCTTCAATATAAAGTGAATTATCAGATTTTGCAGCTTGTTGTGGATTATCAATTTTTATGCCTTTTGTAGTTTTCTTTGCTTGTGCTGGACTTTCAGCTTTCTTAGGTTCTTCTTGATTTCTACGTCTAATTAACTTTAGTGTTTGCTCAAATTTGCCACCACTAAATTCACTTGCTACTCCTATGCATTGATACAAGCCGCTAAATGCTTTTGTCGGTATTGTTTTTCCATTAAACTGCATGAACCCGTTTTCATTTAAATCAAACGGTGTTCTAAAATTTAAAACACAATCTATTTCAGAACTTTGAAAATCGGCACTTCCGTCTTTTGTAATATTAATAAATTCTGTTTGTTCTGCTGTATAATTTCCTGCGCCGCTGTCATTAAGCCAAAATGGATCACCCCAAATTTTTAAATCTACTTTTATTAAGTCTACCGGACTATCTAATAATGCTTCGTTAAACTGTCTAGCAACTTGTGTTTCACTCCACTCTTGGCCGCCGCCTCCGGCCGGAGCAACAGTTTTCTTTGCTTTTTCAGAAACTTTAGCAATACCTTCTGCAGGTAGTGTTTTTGCATCACCCTCATTTTGTTTATTAGGAGCTTCTTTATCTTTAGATACAGCTGCTCCTTGAGACCCAGTTTTACTATCTTTTGATGCTTGCCCTCTTTGTGCTCCAATACCAACAAAGAATGCATTATTAAATTGTATATCAAAATCTAATACATCTTTATTTTTTCCTGTGTATATATAATTGTATTCTTTAGCGGCTTGTAATTTTAACTCTTCTATTTTTGGTGTTACTTTACTAGGTGAATTAAATCTTGCGGCATTTACTTTATAAGGAACAACCCTGAACAAAAATACTTTAGGATTTTTACCAGTAGAATCTACAGTAGCTGAATCATTAGATTCAAACACTTGTGATTCAATTTTAAACCAGTCAACCATATTATTTTTATCAGTATTTTTTAAGCGTTGTTTTAATCCTCTGCCGTATTCACTTGCAATAACAATTTCTTCAATAATATCTTGTACTTTAGTACCTGCTTTAAATTGAAAAGTTCTAAGTGTTTCTGGTACTTGACATTTTGCTCTACATACAACTCCGTTATTCATTGTAGCAACATTTGGTTCTGTTTGTGGTTTAGTTCCAGTGTCATTTTTTGATTTTACAATCTTTGCTTGACCAATTGAATTTATGTTTTCTGGATTTTCTGCATATTTTCTAATAGTTTCACCAACTTCAGATCTTTGAATTGTGATACCTAATAGTTTGTTTATAGTTTCATCAAACTTTTTAGGTACATCACCTGCTTGTATTCCAGCAATACTTTCAAAAATTTCTTGCTTTCGTTCTTGACTTAGATCTTTTACTTCTCCTTCTGCTGGTGTTGAAGTAGTTGCTCCTGTTGCAGCTTCGCTTGGCTTTCCTAATATTGCTTCTTTAGCACTACTTCTTTCTTTAGGAAACATAATTATGTATTGATCTGTTTTGCTTACTTGTTTGGCTTCTTTACCTTTTAATAATCTTTCGTTTAAAATACTTGTTAAACTTTTTCCGCCAGTTTGTAATAATTCTTGTACTGTACTACCAGATAAATTTAAATCGTTTTTTGCTGCCTGTTGGTTATCACCAAATCCTTGATCATTATGTTTAACATATGCTACATCATATGTACTTCCTTGTTCTGTTACATTAAATGTACTATTAATAATGTGTATAGGAAAATATCTAGTTGTTCCCGGAACTTGGCTTACGTTGCCGTTATCATCATATCCTTTAAAATGTAGTGTAAGCATAAACGGTGCATCAATATAATTTTTATAACCACAGCTTAGTGCTGCAATTTGTAATGTTTCATAAAATAACCCCATGCTGTAAGGTTCAAATATTTTAAAACTACCATTAATAGCATCAGCTTGTTTTGTGCCTTTGTTATGAGTAATAACTGTGTTTACTTCTACATCATCTATATAAAATTCAACCCCTCCTAATGCTAATTCTGTAGCTGTTTTAACTTTTTGTGCGCCGGATCCGCCAGATCGGCAAATAATTTTTTTTGGTCCGTATCGTCTATAAGTAGAGTCAGGTCTGTTTAATTCATCAACTGTTAAACAAGATAATGTCCAAATGTAATTTACACTTGCATAAGGTTCTAATGGATTTGGAAACGGAGGTGCTCCAACTATTCTACTTAGTGTTGTTCTAAAAAAACTTGTAAAATTGCTTGCAAATAGTTCTGGTCCTGATAAAGAAGTTGCTAATGTCTGAACATTTAGTGCTTTTGATTGTATAGCACCTTTAACTTCATTAGCTGAACCTTCTATTGAACTTCTAACAGCATTAACATCTATGTTTGGAGAAATTAATAAAGGATCCACTTTATCCTCCTAAGACTTCTGTTAATTTTGATCCCTGTGGCAAATATATCTGTGTACCTGTAACCATATCATAAACTGGATCTTTGATTGTATTCATATTACGTTGAGCAAATATCCACCAAAGTTTAGTAGATCCATATAGATCGTATGCTAGTAGATCTGGTCTATATTGATATTGAGATTCAATAGTATATAAAATATCATCATCGTATGCTGGTACTGGTCTAATACTTAAAATATCTAAGTATTGTCCATTTACAACTTCTGTATTAGCATACGGACTTTCGTTGTCATAAGTAGCCATTAAATAAATCCATCTTGATCTGTAAGACTTCCGCCATTAACAAAATCATCTAAACTAAATCTTGCAACTTTACGTCTGCTGTAAATTGGTTGACATGTTACCGAAACCATACTTGAAATAGGTACCCAAGAACCCATTGGTCCTATGTCAACTTTCATATAATCAACATCTGGTTCAAGGTTAACTGTAAAGTTTGTAATAATTACTGGAACATTAGGTAAAACATAATCTCCATAACCTGTTAGTTTTACTAACGGCGGAGGTGCACCTTGATTACTTGTATCACCGTAAGCCATTTTAGTTACAGAACGTAAATAGTGTACAGCTGCAATCCAATATAATCCTTCTAGTGAATTTTCTATCATAAAATGTCCAGTTACTACCATTGCTTTCGGATCTGAGTTCTGATAAGCAAAATAAGGATAATTACTATGTACAGGGGTAACAGCCTGATATGATGCATCATGTTGCATCATAATTTGTGGAGTATATGGAAAAACCATACCGCCTGTTTCAACTAAAGGTGCTAATAAAGGACTACTTGCCATTGTGGATGGAACACTTAATTTAACTCGCCAATCATATTCTGAAGACGACCCAAATGTCGCACCTACAATGCCCTTTGCCAAAGGATTTGCACCTGGTAATAAATTTAAGGCTCTCGCAGCTTTTCCAAATCCTGTATCTGATAAAAAATCAGTTACACGCTGGACCACACCACCTGTTGTACCTTTACCTACGTTTAACGCTTCTGAACCAACTGTTGCAGATACGCTTGCAGCCGCATTAGCTAATTGTCCGCCGTCGGTTGCGGCGTTAGTACGTATTGTTGAATTTCTTGTTGCCATAGTTTTGGTAACTCCTATACATTATTTAGTTGACAAAATTAACTACATACATTATAATAGAGTATAACCTGGAGAAAAAATGAAAAAAGTAAATTATTTAAACAATAAGGATATATTATCCGAAATACATAAATCAAAAGGCACGTTTAGTAGTTTTACTGATGATTCATACCATCAGTTTGATATAATTTTACCAAGTTTGGATAGAATTAACATACGAACTATAGCCGAAGCTAAACGTAACAAAGCCAAAAGACTTGGGTTAGCTGATTATGACAATAAAAAAGCACAAGGCATTAAAGTAAAACTTGCTGAATGCGAAGTGGATTATCGAAAGATTACTAAAGATGAACTAATTTTTAGGATTATGACATTTGATCATATTCCTGAAGAAAAAGGTAGAAAGAAAAACCCTAAAACAATAGCTGATACTAAAGTTAAATTAAATTTTCCACCATTTCAACACTATAAGTTTGATGAAAATGACAAACTAGTGTGTGTAGGAAAAAGTCATTGGGTCGGAGGAATGGAAAACGGATACTTTTCTAAATCAGACGGACAAGCGACACCTAAACTAGCAAATATGTGGATCAAATTATGCGAAAGATATGCTACTAGAGGAAACGTAAGAGGCTATACATATAACGACGAAATGAAAGGTCAAGCGATTTTGCAATTAGCACAAATTGGTTTACAATTTGACGAATCAAAATCTAATAATCCATTTGCTTACTACACGGCGGCTGTAACTAATAGCTTTGTACGAGTGATAAATTTAGAGAAGCGTAATCAAAACATTAGAGACGATATATTAGAACAAAACGGAATGGATCCTAGTTATACCAGACAACACGCAGGTGAATGGGAAAGCTACATGAAAAGAGAAGCAGAAGCTAGAGCTAAACAAAATTAACTGTTGACTTCTTACGTAAAATACCGTATAATAACAATGAGATACAAAAGGAGTAATTTTGTTTAAGAAAGCGGCAGTATTTACTGATATTCACCTTGGGTTAAAAGGGAATAGTAAAGTACACAACGACGATTGTGAAGAGTTTGTAGATTGGTTTATCCAAAATGCAAAAGATAACGGTTGCGAAACCGGAATATTCTGTGGTGATTGGCATCACAATAGAAATTCATTAAATTTAACCACTATGGATGCAACTATACGTTCAATGGAAAAGCTAGGTGCATCATTTGAACAGTTTTTCTTCTTCGATGGTAACCACGATCTTTATTATAAAGATAAAAGAGATGTTAATTCAACAGCATTTGCTAAACACATTCCAGGTATTACCTTTATCGATAAAATTACTACCAAAGAAGATGTAACATTAGTTCCTTGGCTTGTAGGTGAAGAGTGGAAGAAGATTAAAAATATTAAAAGTAAATATATGTTTGGTCATTTTGAACTTCCTAGTTTCTATATGAACGCTATGGTACAGATGCCTGATACAGGAGAGTTACAGGCTTCGCATTTTGAACATCAAGAATATGTTTTTAGTGGACACTTTCATAAAAGACAAAAACAAGGTAAAATTTATTACATAGGAAATGCATTTCCTCACAACTATGCAGATGCATGGGATGACAAACGAGGAATGATGATACTAGATAGAGAAAACAATAAAGAACCAGAGTATATTGACTGGGTAGATTGTCCTAAATATAGAACAACAACTTTAAGTCAATTGTTAGACCCTAAACAAAACATTATTAAAAGTAAAATGTATTTGAGAGTTACTATTGATGTTCCCATCAGTTATGAAGAAGCTAGTTTTATTAAAGAAACATTTATTAGCCAACACAAATGTAGAGAAATTAGTTTAATTCCACAAAAACAGGTTGAAGAAATATCTACTGAACTAGATATTCAACAGTTTGAATCTGTTGACCAAATAGTTGCAGGCGAAATTGCCGCAATTGACTCCGATAACTTTAACAAAAAGACACTTATGGACATTTATAGCGACCTATGATAGAAATTAAAGATTTAACAGTAAAGAACTTCATGAGTGTGGGTAATCAAACCCAGGCTGTAGATTTTAATCAGCAACAACTAACTTTAGTATTAGGTGAAAACTTAGATCAAGGTGGTGATGATAGCGGTTCACGTAACGGAACAGGAAAAACTACTATTATCAATGCTTTGAGCTATGCATTATACGGTCAAGCACTTACAAACATTAAACGCAACAACTTAATTAATAAAACTAACAGTAAAGGTATGTTAGTTACACTTCATTTTGAAAAAAATGGCGTAGACTACAGGATTGAGCGTGGTAGAGGCCCTAACTTACTTAAATTTTTTATAAACAATCAAGAACAAGAGCTAGTTGACGAAAGTCAAGGCGATAGTCGTAAAACACAAGAGTTTATCAATGACTTATTAGACATGAGTCATGATATGTTCAAGCATATTGTTGCACTTAATACATATACTGAGCCGTTTCTTGCTATGAAGCAAAACGATCAACGTGCAATTATTGAACAACTATTAGGAATTACTATACTATCTGAAAAAGCAGAGTCTTTAAAAGAACAAATTAAAAAAACTAAAGAATTAGTTACTGAAGAAACTTTAAAAATTGAAGCAATACAAACTGCTAATGAAAAAATAAATGCAACTATTGAAAATCTACAAGGTACGCAACGTGCATGGATGTCTAAGAAAGATCAAGATATTAAAAAACTACAAAGTAGCATAGACGAGCTAGAGCATGTTGATATTAATACTGAACTTGACTTACATGAAAAATTAAGTACATGGAACGAACATAATAATAAAATTATGGCTCTTAAAAAAGAATTAAGCACACTTGAGCCTGCATTAGTACGTGCTGACAAGACTGTAGAAAAAGCATCTAAAGATATCGCAGATCTTGATAATGCTACTTGCTATACTTGTGGACAAGCACTACATGATGACAAAAAAGATGAAATTTTAGATAGAAAAAATAAAGAACTTGAAGATGCTATAGCATATCAAACCGAAGTAGGTGATAAACTTATTGATGTTTCAAAAGGACTTGAAAGTATTGGTGAGATTAATGGAAAGCCTACAACATTTTACGAGACAGCTAAAGAAGCGTATGAGCATAGACAGAATGTTGATAGCTTAAAACAATCCTTATCTAACAAAGAACAGGAAATTGATCCTTACCAAACACAAATTGACGAGCTAAACAATAGTGCCGTGCAAGAAATTAATTGGGATCCTGTTAATAGATTAGATAATTTTAAAGAACATCAAGAATTTTTATTAAAGTTGTTAACAAATAAAGATAGCTTTATACGAAAAAAGATTATTGATCAAAATTTAGCATACCTTAATAATAGACTTACTTACTTCTTGGATAAACTAGGTCTTCCACATCAAGTTGTGTTTCAAAATGACTTAACAGTTGAAATTACACAACTAGGACAAGACTTAGACTTTGATAATCTAAGTAGAGGTGAACGTAATAGGCTTATACTAGGTATGAGCTTTGCATTCCGTGATGTATGGGAAAGTTTATACCAAAAAATTAACTTATTGTTTATTGATGAGTTAATTGATAGCGGAATGGATACTGCTGGTGTTGAAGGTTCACTTGCAGTTCTTAAGAAGATGGGGCGTGAGGGTAAGAAAAATGTATATCTTATATCTCACAAGGATGAACTTGTTGGTCGTGTTAATCATGTACTTAGAGTTGTAAAGGAAAACGGGTTTACTAGTTACGCGAACGACATAGAAATTGTAGAATAGGTAATAAAATGGAAGACGATATCCATGATAAACTAATAAAAGCATACTTAGAGTACCATAAAGCAAACGATGCATTTGAATCTAGATGTTCTCACAGAACTCATGCAAGTAGTAGGCGCTGGCTTAGAGAAATTAGGAGTTTAGCAAAACAGCGTATGGAAGAAATACATACTACGTTCAAAGTCAAGAAAGGTCAGGACGATCAAGAGGCGTAGGTAAGTACAGAATGCAATGGACTTACCGAGGAGAAGAAATAGAGCAATTACCAGATGATTGCGAAGGATTTGTATATTTAATAACAAATCTTACTAATAATCGAAAGTACATAGGCAAAAAACTAGCAAGATTTAAAACAACTAAGCCACCACTTAAAGGCAAAAAGAATAAAAGGCGAGGACACAAAGAAAGTGACTGGAGAGACTATTGGGGATCATCAGATCATTTGAATGCAGACGTGCTTAGACTAGGCAAAGACAAATTTACTAGAGAAGTTTTGCATTATTGTCCCAGCAGAGGCGTATTAAGTTACATAGAGGCAAAGGAACAGTTTGATCGCAGGGTATTAGAAACAGATGAATACTATAACGGTATCATTAATGTGCGAGTAGGCAGTTCAAAAATCTTAAAAGAACATCTTAAAAACACTTTAGGCAAACTATAGAACACTGATTGGTCGAGACGCTCGACTCACCTTGAGAACATATCACATATGTTCAGATTCTGGTGCCGTTCAACAGGCTGTATGCTACGAAAACCCTTTAGCAATAGGAACGAAGCGAGGGATAGCGAAGAAATCCGCGAAGCGGAAAACGGTTTAGCAAATTTTTTCGTGATGTCGACGTAGGTTGGGAAAGGTCAGAGCCCAGTAGCAAAGTCAAACACCTACTTCCGAATCTCGGCTGTGACGAACTCACATGAAGACCAAGATTAGATGGAACCAGCGATTAGGTTCCGTCTGACTGAAACAATCTACATGAAGCAATTACAATTTACTTCGTAAATTGCTTTTACATATATAGTTTGAGCGTAAGCGAAAAACTAAATGAGCTTTAGCTCATTTCTTAACAATCAAGTACATTATCCAATGTGTACAATCGTCATGTGGATCATCAATGTAAATCAGGATCTCTTCCGAACCCATCTTTTACAGGACTGTATTCAAATGATTCGTATCTGAGCTGTAGATGCGGTTGAGTTTCTTGACACGTAAGTATATATTGATTAGCTTCTTCTATTGAGTTAACTATATCAATTTCGTTATCAAGATTGTCTAATATTTTATATTTCGTAATCATGAACTATTATTTAAATACCTGAACAGGACATAAATACTACTAGTTAATAAAATTAAGGATTTTTCCATGCGAGTTCTGGAAGTTATACAACCAAACAACGATAAACAGCAGTTAGATGAAGCAATTTTTACTACGGCGCTGATTGGCCTAGTTGGGATGTCTATTGGTGCAGCAGCTATTGAAGCTGGCATTGGAATGGTTAAAAATTGGGCTGATGATTGGGATATCAAAGGATTTAAGCCTACTGGCAATCACGTTCCTGATCAAACAACAATCATAGATGGTAAAAAGAAATATGTCTATGTCGAAAAAGAAATGAAATGGACACAACAAAACAAGGTCAAAGGCAAATGGAAATTTACTGATCCTAAATACACAGCAAACGTTACTGATGATGTGATTAAAAAAGCTATCAAAAATAAAAAATTAACTTTTCCTAACAAAGCTGCTGTTGTAGACACTATGCAACGACAGTATATGGAAAAACAAATGAAAAGCGGAAAATTACCCGCTGATGTAAAAGCAGGCTTTAATAAATCAGGTAACTTTCTTGATGATGTAATAAAAAGAGAAGAAGCTGGCGTAAGAAAAGGTGCAAGAGGAGTTTGGAACAGGATTAAAACTGGAGGTACAAAGATCTTTACTCGTAGAGTTTTTCAAGCAATTAATGTTTTTATGCCTGTTGCATTAATTGTTAATGCTGTAAGACTCAAAGCATGGTACAAAACAAAATTAAACTGGGGCAAAGGAGATGGTTTAGGTACTAATCCTTTAGATACTGTTGATACAGGCGGAGTAGTAGGATATCCTCACCCATCTGGTGATCCTGATAAAGTTTATGGAAGAACTGAATACGATCAGGACATGATAAATCTAAGAACAACTACAGTTAACGCAGGAGTTGCTTGGATGGCAGCTCAAGGTGTTAATGTTTTAGCAGGTGGAATATTTTGGTTATATGCACAACGCAAAGGTAAAATTATAGATAGGGTTAATAAAAAGAAAACCCTAGCTGGAAAAAGCTGGGCCATAGCAAAATGGATAGGAAGCACACCTTTTAGGATAACTGGAAAAATTCTTAAACTGGGATCTGCTGGAGTTTCTGCAGGTTTAGTATACTCAGCGTTTGATAGATCGTTTGCAGAAAAATTAGCCAATGCAATGGCTGATTTTATATTTAGATACGATGTATTTGCACAAAAATATTCAACTGCTGAAGATATTACGGAGTATATGATAAAAGAATTAGGGCCACAAGGTTACGAACAAGCAATGGCCCAAATTGGTCTAGGAACAACGGCTGGTGACGCTTTAGCAAATCAAGATGGTGAGTTAGGTGGAGAAATTAATCCTTTAGATAATACTAGTCCAAGTAGTAGTAGTGGTAGCAGTAGCAGTAGTGCTAGAGATACATTTAATAATCTTACTAAGGATGATGATTTCTGGAACAATTAGATAAGTGGCATACCAGAGTCTTTAGCATTTTTAATATTTTCCATAACAATTTTATTCATTATTTCAAAATCTTCTAAATCGGTATCATGTAAAAGAGTGTGAGACTCTACGCCTCCACGCATATACCAACACAGCTGATAGACTTGGTGCTTTATTTCTTTGATCTCATTTTCCATCTCTTTGGCTAATTCCGAGAGATCAGAATCCTTTGTTCTAATTAGCCTTGAGCGAAAAAATTTGAGTAATCCAATTCAATGTTCAACTTTGATTGATGACCACAGTTAGCACAAGTGATGTCTGTTTCAGGAACAATAAACTGTTCATTATTACGCATAATAGCTTTTTCAATTTGTACAAAAAAATCTTTATCAGCATTTTCTATAAACTTAGCTATTTCAGTTAGATTAGTTTCTTCTTCATTATCTACTTCAATTTTTGCAATAGAAGATATTACTGTATTTTTCCTTAATACAGCTAGAGAGTCATAAACTTTTTGTGTTTCTTCTCCTCTAATATTTTCATCTTCGATATTTGGAATAGCTTGCATTAAAGAACGCTGTTGTTTAAAGTTTTGTTTGTTAATTTCATTTAACTCTTTAAAATTTAAAGGGCGTAAATGAAACTTCATGTTATCAACTACAATACTTTCTTCAAAGACTCCTTTTGCAAAATGTGATAACATATTTTGAATATCTATTTCATATGTATTTTCTGTACCACATTCTGTACAAACATTTTTTGCACTTATACTACCACCGTAACTAGCCATTCTAATTACACTTAAAATTGTATAGATATCTGTCATTGGAATGTCCCAAGGATTTTTTATACTTGGGATACAGCTTTTTATAATTTCTACTGTAGTATTTCCGCTGAGCAATGTATCAGGAGTTTTAGTTGCAATTTCGTTACTAGCTGTCATACTGAAAACTTCTAATTCTTCAGTTTTAGCCAAAGATCCTTGACTATACCACTTTCCTTTACTAGGTAGGTCAATAGACTGTTTTGGTTGTCGTTGATATTTGGTTAATGGTGACGACATGTTTTTTCCTTGATAAATATATTCATATAGTATATTTATGATCATAAAATCTCGGGAATTTAAGATATGGCAGATGAAAAAGATTTATCAGATAATTTAAAAAAAACCAGTGATGGCGCACTTGCATTAGCCAAATCTCTTGCTTTAACCAAGCCAGGTCTTACGGATTTTGCTTCTAAAGTTCCAGTAGTTGGTGATAAATTAGGTGCTGTAGCCAAAGAACTTGAAAATCAAGTTAGCCAATACCAAGTTTTAACTAAATCAGGAATAAATTTCAACGGCAACTTATCAATGATGATAACTGCAAGTACTCAAGCAGGGTTGAGTATTAAGGAAATGACCGGTTTAGTAGCCAGTAACAGCGAATTACTAGCAGGATTTGGCGGTAGTGTAGAAAATGGAGCACAAGGGTTCTTAAAAAATTTACAAATAATGAACCAAGCCAACAATCAATATGGCACACAACTTAGAAATATTGGCTTAACTCACGAAGAAATTGGCGAAGCTATGATGCAGACCCAGCGTATGGCTATGATGTCAGGTAGATTAAATGCCGCTACTGATGCAGATATACAACAGCGTACAGCAGAATACGCAAAAGATTTAGACTTATTATCAAAACTAACAGGTAAAAGCAATGACGCACTAAAGAAAGAGCAAGCCGCAATGCAAAGGCAAGGTGACTTTAGAGCTAAAACTATGGGCATGGAAGCAGACATGCAGAAATCTATGCTAAATGCCGCCAGTGAAGCAGATGCTAGTGGTATTGGCGACTTGTTCAAAGACATGATGATTAGAGGCTTTCCTAGTGAAGACCAAGCACAGTTAGCAGGTATGTTTAGTAACTCTATGGGTGTTATGAGACAAATGAAAGCAGCTCAAGATGCAGGTAACACAGCAGAATATGATAGATTAAAAGGAACACTTGCAGCCGCTGCAATTAAAGATAAGTCAGCTAACAAAGAACTTGCAATACTAGGCGGAACAAACGCAGCCACTGCCGCAGTTGCAGAATCATATGCAAAAACTTCTGAGGCAATGATAGGTGTTCAAGCAGCGTACGAACGTGGAGAAATAAGTTATAGACAGCTACAAGCAAAAATACAAGAAAGAAGAGAGCGAGCTCTTATAGAACAAGAAGCAGTAGGCGGCGATGTTGAAAAAGGTGGTGCAGGTCTTGACAAAGTAGGACAAGAAATGTTAGGCGCAGCAATTCGAGGCCAAGAAACAATGATTAGAGCCGCGGCAGAAACACAAGTTAAAGTAACTGTACCGATATATGAAAAATACTTAGGTCCAATGTTTAAAAATTTATCTGATAGGGTTTATGCTGGAGAGACTACGGTAATAGATAAAATTACTACAGGGACAATGGCTACGTTGAATGCAGCCAAAGCATACGCAGAAGGTGGCGGCTCAAATCCATTAAAAAAACAAGCATTACAAGCTGAAGCTGCTATAGATGCCAAAGCGGGAGACGACACTACGTCTCAAAAAGATGTTGACAGATTGGCTAATTTGAAAGATACTATTACACAGTTAGGAACTAAATCAGATTTAACAAGAGATCAAATAATAAAACTTGTAAATGCTCTTAACGAAGCTAATAAAATAGCAGCACCAGGATCAACACCAATAACAGCGCCAGCCAAAAAAGGAGAAAGAAATCCTTTAGAAAAAGGTTATGGCCAAGAGGGCAACGTACCTGGATTTAATAAAGGTACTCCAGGAATGGACCAAGCAATGAAAGGATTTACTTCTTTTGCTGGCTTAACACAAAGTTTTGGTAAAGGCACTTTAGCAATGTTACACGGTAATGAATTGGTAATGACAGAAGCACAAGCTAAACAATTAGATGAAGGCATTGCTATGATGAAATCCAATATGCCAAATATTGGTTCAACAGAAGGTCTCAGAAACGCCACAGCAAATATACAAGGAGCGGTAAATACTTTGCGTAGTCCTGAAACTCAGGCTAGTGCTGGAGCAAATATGGATTCGATGAAACCAATGATGGAAGAAATGAAAACATCAATGATGGCACAAGCTGAAGCAATGAAAAACGCCTTACCAGCAGATATGTTTGAAAAGATGTCTACTGCAATGGAGAAGACAGCTTCTGGAATAGGAAGTCAGTTAATTGAACAAAAAAATATGACTAAGGTTACAAAAAATTTAGGAAATATGGGTAATGTGTTTAGTCGAGGAGGCTTAAACATATGAGTTGGAAAAAATATTTCACACCTGTACAAACAGGTGATAATATGACAGGTAGCTATTCACCTTTTACAAATGGTGGAGGCGCTCAAGCAGGACCAGCAAGAACAAATTATAGTTCATACTTACCAGATGTATACGTAGGTAGTCCAAATCGTGTTGAACGATACGGACAATACAATACAATGGATAATGACTCAGAAGTAAATGCGGCTTTAGATATCTTAGCTGAATTTTGTTCGCAATCAAATAATGAAAATGCAACAAACTTTAAATTTATATTTAATAAAAGTGCAACTAACAGCGAAGTTAACATTTTAGGACAATATCTTAGACAGTGGAGTAATTTACAAAAGTTTAGTACTCGTATGTTTAGAATTATGAGAAATGTTTTTAAGTACGGAGATCAAATTTTTATAAGAGATCCGGAAACTAAAAAACTATTTCATATTGATCCAGCAAAACTAGTTAGGATTATTGTTAACGAATCTGAAGGCAAAACTCCGGAACAATATATTTTACGCGACATGAATCTTAATTTTAGAGACATGGTTGCAACTACACCACATATTACAAACGGAAACATTACAGGTGGCGGTAGCGGATATCAAAGCGGTGGCGTAAGAGGAATGGTAGGCAATGCTCCTCAACAAGCAGGTAGTAGATATCAACAAGGCGAAGGCGAAGTAGCTATAAACGCAGAACACATTGTACATTTAAGTTTAAGCGAAGGCTTAGACAATAACTTTCCTTTTGGTAATAGTTTATTAGAAGGTATATTTAAAGTATATAAACAAAAAGAATTACTTGAAGATGCTATTATAATTTATCGTGTGCAAAGAGCACCAGAACGCAGAGTATTTTATGTTGATGTAGGTAACATGCCAACACACCTTGCTATGCAGTTTGTAGAAAGAGTTAAAACAGAAATACATCAAAGAAGAATTCCAAGTGCAACAGGTGGAGGTAATAATGTTATTGATAGTAGTTACAATCCTTTATCAATAAACGAAGATTACTTTTTCCCACAAACCGCAGAAGGTAGAGGTTCTAAGGTTGAAACATTACCAGGCGGAACAAATCTAGGAGAGATTGACGATCTCAGATATTTTACTAACAAACTAGTACGTGGTTTACGTATACCTAGTAGTTACTTACCTACTGGTGCAGATGATGCAACTAGTTCATATAATGATGGACGAGTTGGCACAGCATACATACAGGAATTAAGGTTTAACAAATATTGTGAAAGATTACAAGGTCTTGTAACACAAGCATTTGATAATGAATTTAAAAGATTTTTATTAGAAAAAGGTGTAAACATTGATACTTCAATGTTTGACTTAAAATTCCAGCCACCACAAAACTTTGCAAGTTATAGACAAGCAGAACTTGATAATGCTAGAGTACCAACATTTACACAAATGAGTGCAATACCTTATTTGTCAAATAGATTTGCATTAGAGAGATTTTTAGGATTTAGTAAAGAAGAAATTGCAGAAAACGAAAGACTATGGAGAGAAGAGAACGACGAAAACTTAACACCACCACCAGGCGATGCTTCAGGTGAAATGAGAAGTGTAGGAATTAGTTCTGCAGGCATTAGTGCTGACATTGATGGAGCAGAAGATATTCTTGATGATACACCATCGCCAGAAGATGGCGGAGCAGGAGCACCACCAGAAACAGTAACAGGAGATACACCAGGCGGCACACCTCCACCGGGAACAGACCAAACGGTATAAATACTAGCATGATACTACGTGAATTATTTTATTTTGATAAAGATACACTTGATACTGTTCAAGATGATTCGTATGAACCAAAGTACGATCAGTCTATAGTAGATGCTGACGATACTAGAAAAACAAAACTTACTTTATCACAAATTAACAGAGCAAGAAAAGGTTCTGAAACACATCAAAAAGAAAAAAGTAAAGAGCTAGATATCACTAGACAAATGTACGGTCTTGCAGCTCAGGCGGCAGCTGGCGGTGTCTAAGCTAGATGACCAAACCCAACAAAGCTGATTACACAAAAGATCAATGGCGTAAACTTAAAGAAAAGATTAAATTAGAAAAAGCGGCAAAACGTGCAGCAAAAGCTAATAAAATTCCTCCTCGCCCTCCAATAAAAAATTTAGACAACAATATAACATCATTTGTTTTAGGTAACGGATTAAGCAGAAATCCTATAGATCTAAATGCAATTAAAGAATACGGTAAAGTATACGGATGTAATGCGTTATATAGAGAATACGATCCTGATTACTTGATTGCTGTTGATGTTAAAATGGTTTTAGAACTAAACAAAAACAAATATCAATATCGTAACGATCAAGTATGGACAAATCCTAACAAAGCATATAATAGTATGTCAAATTTTAAATTTTTTCAACCTAGCAAAGGTTGGAGTTCAGGACCAACTGCTTTATGGCTAGCAAGCCAACATGGACCTAAGCAAATTTTTATACTAGGTTTTGATTATACAGGAAAAGACGGCGGAAACCACTTTAACAACATATATGCAGATACAGATAACTATAAAAAATCTATAGACGGTGCCACTTATCATGGTAATTGGCTTAAACAAACAGCAACTACTATTAAAGAACACCCACGTATCAACTATACGAGAGTTATAGCTAAAGATAATTATTGTCCAGAAGAGCTAAATATTTTGAGCAATTATAGTACAATGGATATTGAACATTTTTTAAGAATTTTCTCAATATAGCGGAAAAATCTTAAAAAACTCCGTTTTGAGCCTATTTTCGGGTATATTTTCTTATAAATAGTAAATACAAATGACAGCCTTACCGTATATGGTAAACAAATTATATTTATAGGAGAATAAAATGGCAGATTCAAAACAATTCGAAGAAATGCTCGAGAAACTTGTTAATGAAGACAAGGCCGGAGCAGAAGAACTTTTCCACAATATTGTGGTTCAGAAATCCAGAGAAATTTACGAAAATCTATTAGAAGACGATCTAGAAGACGAGTCAGTTGATGAAGCATCTGATGAGGAAGTAGATGAAGCATCTGATGAGGAAGTAGATGAAGCGTCTAAAGATGAAGAAGTAGACGAAGCTACTGACGAAGAAGTAGATGAAGCTTCTAAAGATGAAGAAGTTGAAGAAGATTTCAACTTAGACGAATTTGAAGTTGAAGGCGAAGACGATGCTGACATGGGCATGGATGCAGGCGATCCTGCAGACGACATGATGGCTGATATCGCTGACATGGGCGACGAAGAAGGCGAAGGCGAAGGCGACGACGAGCCAGAAGGTGACGTTGAAGAAAGAGTCGGCGACTTAGAAGACGCTCTAGACGAACTTAAAGCAGAATTTGAAGATATGATGGCAGGCGACGAAGGCGGAGATGACGAAGCTGAAGACGAAATGCCAGCTGATGACGCTGAAATGGACGCAGATGATGAAGAAGGCGATGACGAAGAAATGCCAGAAGCATCAGATGAAGAAGTTGATGAAACATCAGATGACGAGGTTGAGGAAGGTTCTAAAGAAGAACTATCTCCAACAGAGCAGATGCGTGAATATGTTGAAAAAGTAACACCTAAAATGGGCGACAACGGTGCAAACACCAAGTCTCCAGTAGCAGGTGCGAACGACATGGGCGGAGATGCTTCTAACTTAGCACAAGGCGCAGACGAAAAAGGCATGACACCAGCAAGTCCAAAAGACATTGCAAGCGGTAACGTAAATGTACCAGGTGGAAAAGCTTCTAAGTCAATGAAAGCTAATGCTAAAGGCCATGGCGCAGAGAAAAAAGGCGCAGGCGACACAGCTGCTAATAAAAAAAGTACTATTGGTAGCTAATTAATATAAGGAAACTTGGATGCAAAATTTATCTGAGACACTGACATTCGACCAAGCAAAAATAGTCGTTGAGTCTGCCAATGAAGGGAAAGACTTGTATATGAAAGGTATTTGTATACAAGGCGGAGTACGCAACGCTAACCAGCGTGTTTATCCTGTACAAGAAATTGGTAGGGCTGTCAAAACTCTCAACGATCAATGCTCAGGAGGATATAGTGTTCTCGGCGAAGTTGATCATCCAGAGGGACTGAATATTAATTTAGATCGTGTTAGCCATATGATCACAGAAATGTGGATGGAAGGCGACAACGGTTACGGAAAACTTAAAATTTTACCAACACCTATGGGGGTCCTAGTTAAAACAATGCTTGAAAGCGGAGTTAAACTAGGAGTCTCGTCACGTGGTTCAGGTAACGTATCAGAAAGTGGAAACGGAGAAGTTTCTGACTTTGAAATTATCACTGTGGACGTTGTGGCTCAGCCAAGCGCCCCTGGTGCATATCCAACTCCAATTTATGAGCAACTTATGAATGCAAGAGGTGGAATGAAGGCTTACGAATTTGCACAGGCAACTAAAGAAGATCCTAAGGCACAAAAATATTTAAAAGAATCTCTGATTAATATAATCAGCAGACTCCAATAAAAGGAGATAAAAAACATGTTGGATGCACTAAAAACACTTTTCGAAAATGACGTTGTTTCGGATGAAGTGCGTACTCAAATTGAAGAAGCGTGGACAGCAAAACTTAAAGAAAATAGACTTGCTGTAACCGCTGAACTCCGTGAAGAATTCGCTCAGAAATATGAACATGACAAAGCTACTATGGTAGAAGCTATTGACAATTTAGTATCTGAGAGATTAACTGCTGAAGTAGCTGAATTTACAGAAGACCGTAAACAGCTTTCAGAAGCAAAAGCAAAATATGCAGTAGCAATGCGTGAAAATGCAGGGTTACTAAAAGGTTTTGTGATGGAAGCACTTAAAAAAGAAGTTTCCGAACTTCACGAAGAACAAAAAGCAATGGCTAACAATTTTTCTAAATTAGAAGAGTTTGTAGTCGACGCACTAGCCAACGAAATATCTGAGTTCTACGAAGATAAAAAAGACTTAGCTGCTACTAAGGTTAAACTTGTTAAAGAAGCTAAGAAACACTTGGCCAAAGTTAAAGAAAACTTTGTACAAAGAAGTGCTAAAGCAGTATCTTCAACAGTTGATAAAGCTCTTAGAGGAGAAATTAATCAACTTAAAGAAGACATTGATGCAGCACGTAAAAACGACTTTGGGCGGAAATTGTTTGAAGCATTTGCAAATGAATATCAAGGAAGCTATTTGAATGAAAAATCAGAAACTTCTAAGCTATTAAAAGTTGTTAATGTTAAAGACAAGCAGTTAGCTGAAGCAAAAGCATTTGCTGTTAAAGCAAAGAAAGTTGTTGAAGCACAAGAAGCTGAAAAGAAACAGCTTGTTGAATCTGCACAGCGTAAAGAGATCATGCATGGCTTGGTTGCACCATTAAGCAATCAACAGCAAGAGATTATGAAAGACTTACTGGAATCAGTTCAAACAAACAGATTACAATCTCAGTTTGAAAAATACTTACCGACAGTTATTGACGGCGAAGCACCAGAGAAAGCTAAAAAGGCGAAACTTACAGAAGGCAAAGAAATTACAGGCAATAGAGAAATAGTTCAAACTAGTAAAACAGTAGACGATAATGTCGTTGACATTAGACGTTTAGCTGGAATTTAATAAGGAGATATAATATGTCAGAACTACTAGAAAGTCGCTGGCAGGAGACCAAAGGTGCTCTTCTTGAAGGCTTAAATGGCAACAAGAAGGCAGTTATGGCAAGTACACTTGAGAACACTCGTAAGTATTTGTCAGAGGCCGCAGGCACTGGTGCAACTTCCGCCGGTAATATCGCAACACTTAATCGTGTTATTCTTCCAGTCATCAGACGTGTGATGCCAACCGTTATTGCTAACGATTTGGTAGGCGTACAACCAATGACAGGACCAGTGGGTCAGATCCACACACTTCGCGTTCGTTATGCTGAAAGCAACGACAACGCAACAGCAGGTGAAGAGGCTCTTAGCCCATTCAAAATTGCTACAGCTTATTCAGGTGCGGGCACAGACCCATCTGGAACAGCAGACGCAACTGCAACCTTAGAAGGTGACGCTGGACGTAAAATGTCCATCCAGATCTTAAAACAGACTGTAGAAGCAAAATCCAGAAAGCTATCAGCTCGTTGGACTTTTGAAGCTGCACAGGACGCTCAGTCCATGCACGGTATTGATGTAGAAGCAGAAATTATGGCTGCTTTAGCACAAGAAATTACCGCTGAAATTGATCAAGAGATCATTCAGAGCTTAACTACATTGTCTGGTACAGCCGCTCAGACTTATGATCAAGCTGCTGTGTCTGGTACAGCTACTTTCGTTGGTGATGAGCATGCAGCTCTTGCAGTTCAAATTAACAGAGTATCAAACTTGATCGCTCAACGTACAAGACGTGGCGCAGGTAACTGGGCTGTTGTATCGCCATTCGCGTTAACAATCCTACAATCTGCAACAACTTCTGCGTTTGCACGTACTACTGAAGGTACTTTTGAAGCACCAACTAACACTAAGATGGTTGGAACTTTAAACGGTGCAATGAAAGTATACGTCAACACATATGCTGGTGATAATGCTCCAGTACTTGTTGGCTACAAAGGTACTAGCGAATCTGATGCTGCTGCATTCTACTGCCCATACATTCCATTAATGAGCAGTGGTGTAGTGTTAGATCCAACATCATTCGAGCCAGTCGTGAGCTTCATGACTAGATACGGATATGTTGAATTATCTAACTCAGCTTCATCCCTTGGTAACGCGGCTGATTACTTAGCTAACGTTGCGATTACTAACGGTAACGTAAGCTTCAGCTAATAGTTTACAAAACTTGAAAATAGGCCCTACGGGGCCTATTTTTTTGACTGATGAAAAAAGACAAAGATTTTGTCCTTGAAACAATTTACGAAAAAAAGACAGACTATAGCACAACTTGGTTAGTGCGTATTAAATCAAAAAAATAAAATGTCACTTAAGAAAAAAGGTATAGGAAAACTACATCATGGAAGACCTATTGCGTATGCTTTATTAGATGAAGAAGATTACAAGCATATCTATACACGTAAAGATCGTATTAGAATAGGAGTAGAGATTGCGTTTTTTATAAGCGTAGCTTATATAATCGCAGATATAGCATACATGACATGGTTTGAAGACAAATATAACATTTTTGGACAAGTAAACCAATTTATTTACATGCTTCCGTAAAAAAAAGGTTGACATTATAGTAAAAGTTTGCTATAGTGTATACATAAGCTAAAAACTTGTAGCTAGAGTTTTTATATAGTGCAAGGAAGAGGCGTTTACCAGAGCGTCGAACTTGACTAGTTAGGGGTGGTACCCAGGCTTGGTAGTAGAAATACGCTGAGTCACATCGCTCTCCCGAGCGGAACTAGGTTCCCTGGTTATCAGAATGGCATCTGTGGCGAGGGGTTGTAGGTATAACCGAGTCCTACCTATACTTGCTTATACTAAAAAGACGCTTCGGCGTCTTTTTTTCTCTATAAATAATTGTATGAAATATTGTAGAGAACCTTTTATCCACTCTGAAATAAATCCAAAAGGTGATATAAGACTATGCTGTGGATCGTGGCATCCTAAAATAGTTGGTAATATTCATCAAAGTCCATTAGAAGAAATATGGACTAACAAAGAATCACAAAAAGTTAGAGAATCAATTAATGATCAATCTTACAAATATTGTAAATTAGAAATTTGTCCTCAGCCATTTCAGTCTACTCCTATTAATGTCCACACACGTTTACCAAAAGTGTTAAAATTTAGTTTTGATAATAGTTGTAATTTAGAATGTCCTTCATGCAGGAGTAGTAAAATACAGCATGTAAAAGGATCTAAAGAATACAACGAATCAATGTCAATACTTAACAAAGTAAAAGAGTCGTATTATAAATTTGGTGTAGATCAACCTACAGTTTTTATTATAACTGGATCAGGAGATCCCTTTGGTAGTGATGTATTTAGAAATTTTTTATATGATTTTGATGGTAGGAAAGTACCTAATTTAAAATTTGTATTTTTAACAAACGGTGTAATGCTCACGCCAAAGGTTATAAACAAGATTAGTAAGATCTATAATAACATTAAACAGATGAATATCAGTATAGATTCAGCAACTCCTGACACATACAATGTTGTTCGTAAAGGCGGAAACTTTACGCAATTACAAAAAAATATAGAATACTTACATAACTTCAAACAGTTCAATCATGTAAAATTTTGTTATTCATTTGTAATACAAAATACAAATTTTGCTGAAATAGAACCTTTTGTAGAATGGATTTTAACATATCCCAGAGCAAGTGTTAGATTTACTAGGATATTAAACTGGAGTGATATGGCAATTGATTTTAACAAAGAGAATATTTTCAGCCCAGATCATCCAAACTACACAAAATTACAAGAAACTTTAGCAAAAATAAAGCATATCCCAAACATAGACTTTCATAACGTTTTGTCTAAGTAGATAAATACTATTGTCATAAATCGTGTCACTTAAAGTGGACTTATGCAGAATTGACCCACTGCGTATTACGTAAAAAGTATAAAGGAGAAAACAAATGGGAAGACCAATTAATAAGAGATTTTTTGGCGCAACAGGCGACAATACTCAACCAACTATAGCAATTAGATATCATGACGGTACAGCATCTAGAGAAGGATTTATCCTTTCTCAAAGAGGTACTAACAAATTTAATTGTGATAGTGCCGCTGGTACTGCAAAAATTTGCAGACTAGTAAATGAAATTGCACCTAATGCAGAAGGTGAATGTTCTTTAGTAGGTATTACACCAGGTGGTGGAGCAATAATACTTAAAAAAATGTTCAACAGAACAGCAGTAGACTTTGATAACAATCGTTACAAGTGGGCTGTTGAAGATGATTCAACAGAATCATTAATTAGGTTAACAGCTATTTAATATAATAGGGGGAGAAATCCCCCTATTTAAAAAGGATTAAGAATGTCAAAGTATTTAAGAATAGGAAATGGTGATTATAATATCGTTACAAAAGAAGGCGGTGAAATCACATTAGATACAACTGATGGAAACTTAAATGGCACAGGTAAAGTTATTGTTACTGGAGGATTAGAAGTCCAAGGTGATAGTACTACTTACAATTCAACAGTAGTTGCAATAGCTGATAACATCATTGTACTTTCTAAAGATAATACTGCTTCAGGAATTCCTGCGGCACTCAATTATAGAAGTGGTGTAGAAATTGAAAGAGGATCTCAAGCAAATGCATTTATGGTGTATGATGAACAACTTGCTTGGACTCTTGGAGGAACGTCGGGCCAAGGAACATGGACTTTTGAACAAGGTGCAACTACAGTACCTATTAAAGCAACAGGAATGTTTTCAGATTCTAACTTATTTTTTAATCCAGGAACGGGTATTATATCAGTAACAAATACAACTAACTACGAGCAAAGAGTATTTCAGTATGGTGGTGGAATAGTTACGGGCGGAGCAATTGACGATGATATTATACCAAATGCAAAAGGCGTAATAGATTACGTTACTTATGCACTTGCATCAGGCGCAGTTCCTGCTAGACTACAAGAATCAGATACTTCAATCGAAGCACATGACTTTAGTGTAACTGGAACAGATAGTAAACTACAATTTGATATTAACGGTGTAGCTAAAGCAAATTTATTTGCAGACAGACTTGAAGCATTTGACATAATGATCCAAAACAATGAGATTACAACTACAGCTAGTAATACTGACTTAGTGCTAGGATCTCCAGGAACAGGATCAGTAAAAATTAAAGATAATATTGAAATAACTGAAACACCTGGTGAGAATGATGTTGCTACAGATCCAAGTGTACCGGTTGAAGGTATTAAGATATATTCAAAAACACAATCAACTGGTGGTTCAGGATTGTTTTTCGTTAATAAGAGTAGTAACAGAGACGAATTGATAAGTAAGAATAAAGCACTAGTGTATAGTATGGTGTTCTAAAGGAAATAAAAATGGCAATAACAACAAATCAATTAACATTAACACAATTAGACGCATTAACTGTACCTTCTGATAAAACATATGCAATTACAAATGTATTAGTATGTAACACATATAGTCCAAGTGGCGGAAGTGCTGCAACTAGAGGTGCAAATTTTACAATGCATATTATTCCTTCAGGAAGTGCATTAAACAATAACGTAACTTGTGTTGTTAAAGAGTTAACATTACCTGCAGGAGAAACTTTTACATTTGATTCAGAAAGAATTATTTTAGAAACAGGTGATAAACTTACTTTTACAGCTTCTCCAGATCAAGGTTCAGGAAACACAGATTTAGCGTGTACAGTTAGTTATATGGAAGTATAAGATGCGTTTACTTAAAGGTCAAAATACTAACCAACGTAACGTATACGGCAGAGGTGTACAAGTAGATACATTAGATCAAGTAATTGCTGAAAGTACAAATTCAATTCGTGTGCCTATGGGTACAACAGCTCAAAGACCTACTACTCCAGCTAACGGACAAATTAGATATAATACTTCAAATAATAAATTTGAAGGATACGAAAATTCAGCGTGGAGAAACTTACGATATGCTGAACCATTTCCAACAGGTATTATTCAACAAAGTTTAGGAAACGGGGATGCAACTGCTGTTTGTTTTGGACCGTTGAATTCACAAGATACAAATCAAGTTGCTCCGGCAGCAGCCCAAAATGTAATTGTTCTTGTTGAAAATGTCTTTCAGTTAGCAACAACAAACTACACTATGGTACAGAATCCATCTGCAGCAACAGGAACTGGTTCAGAAGTTACTGCTGGTTCTTTCCAAGTAAGTACAGAATACAAAATTGTAACAGTTGGCACAACAGACTTTACAACTATTGGTGCCAGTGCAAATACTGTAGACACAGTATTCACAGCTACAGGAGCTGGTACAGGAAATGGTACAGCAAGACCAACCGGATATTATCTAGTATTTACATCAGCACCTGATGCAGGTAAACCAGTAACTGCCCTACATAACTTCGATAAGTAAACCTATAAATACTGTATAGGAGATATAGTATGGCCGTAGGTAGAATATCGGGACCTCTTTTAAAAGCTAATTTAGAACGTAACGGAGTTGATTTAGACTTTCGTAATCAACCCTCTGACACTCCTTTATTATTTTTTGATGTCAGCACAAGTAGATTAGGTGTTAAAAAAGATGCACCTGCTACTGATTTAGATATTATTGGTGCAAGTATGCGTACTAGTGACTTACAAGTATCAGCAAATAACACTCAAATAGCAAATTATACCTTGAATGGTAATAATTTACAAGTTTCAACAGGAAATATTTTGTTTAATGCGGCAGAGGCAATTAGAGCAACTACAATCGAAACAGATAATATTAGAATTACTGACAATACAATTTCTACATTTAATAGTAATGCTAGTTTTGACATTACTCCAAATGGCACAGGAAGAGTTGAAGCATATTCGGATATGAAAATTTTTGGAAATTTAGATACTCCACAAACAGTAACTATGGGTGGCAATATAACTATAGGAGATAATGGATCAGACACTATTGATTTCAACACTGAATTTACAAGTGACCTAACTCCTGATGTTACTGATGTATCTAATTTAGGTAGTTCAGCGAATAAATGGAATAACATACAAACATTTAGATTGAACGGAGCTAAACTAGATACTCCAAACTTAAAAATAGAAACAAACTATATTACTACACAAGTTTCTAATTCAAACTTAGACCTAAGAGGTAATGCTAGTGGTATAGTAAAATTAGAAGATTTAACTTTTGCAAATGAAACAATAAGCTCAACAACAGATATAGAAATAAGCAGAGATACTACTGTGGATACTACTGCTGCAATGTACATTCCAACAGGCACAACTGCACAAAGAACTAGTGCAAATTCTGGAATAAGGTTTAATCATCAAACAACAAACTTTGAAGGCTATTACAATGGAAATATTATATTTGGCGGCGTATATTCAGATAACGCTCTAACTAATGTAGTTGCTCACCCAACAAACGATACAATTGGATTTACTGTAAATAATGTCAGTGTTGGTACTGTTAGTTCAACAGGCATAGCTGTACATGGACTACAAGTTGATGATATTAATATTGATGGGAGTATTATTAGCACATCTACAGATACAGATTTAATACTTGCTCCTGCCGGCACAGGGTCTAGTAAAGCAGTTAAAATTGATAATATATCAATCGGAGAAACTGTAGGAAGTCAGCAAATAAAAAGTGATAACAATATAATAGAGTTTGCTGTATCAGGATACGGAGCAAATAAATTTCCCGGCTCATATGCAGTAACAATTCCAGCAGGCGATACAGCCGCAAGACCTGTTAGTCCTCAACTAGGAGATACTAGATGGAATACGGAAAATAGTTTATTAGAAACTTATAACGGTAGTAATTATATAAGTGCTGCAGGTTCTGGCGGTGTTGTAACTAGAGCAGAATACGACGACATTTTACTACAATTTACAATCTTACTAGGGTAATAATCTATAAAAACGATAAATATTGTTAATAGAATATGACCAATGTTTTATTCACAAACCGCGGTTAACCAGCGATGGGGTAGGTCCAAATTGGTTAGAGGCACGCTAATGATGCCCGTATTGAGGAGAAAAGATGGCTGTTGGTCGCATATCCGGTCCGCTCTTAAAGTCGAATTTAGTTCGTAATGGAATTGATTTAGCTTTTGAGACCGACCTTTTATATCTAGATGTTAATAATTCACGTCTCGGCGTTAAAACAAGTTCACCTCAATATGACTTGGACGTAAACGGAACTACTAAAACTACAAATTTAGTTGCTACTACAGCAACAATTTCCGATATAAATTTTTCAAATAACACAATTAGTACAACAAGTAACTATTTAAATCTAGGTACACTTGATGATGTAATATATCAAAACAAACTATCTATCGATGCAATTGATATAGAAGGTAACACAATTAGAACTAATAATTCTAATGCTAATTTAGAATTTCGTCCTAATGGTACAGGTAAAGTACATATACATTCTGATTTAAATGTTGATGGTAGCGTACATGTTACAGGTAACATTACAGCAGACGGAAATATTGTATTAGGTGATGATGATACAGATTCAATTACTATTAATTCTGAAATTGCAAGTGATTTAATACCAGATATAACTGATACATATAATCTAGGTAATGTAAGTAAAAGATGGAATAATTCTTGGATTAATAATGTAAACACTACTGAAGCAAATATAGGCGATGTGCAAATTAGAGATAATTATATTACTTCGTCAGCATCTAACGCTAATTTAGAATTACGAGCAAGCGGTGCAGGATCAATTGTAGTTGATTCTATAAGTATTAATGGAAGTACAATAGCTTCAACTGTTGACTTAATATTACAGCCGGGTACGGCAAAAGATGTTAATTTTAGTTCAACAGGAGCACTAAAACTACCAACAGGTACAACTGCACAAAGACCTACAGCGTCTAGAGGAAAAACAAGATATAATACAGATTTAAA